CCATTTCTTCTCTTAAATCACCAAAGTAGTTTCTATCAAATGTATCCATAATTTTATAGAATACATCATCAATTTCTACTGGTTGATCTAATACTAATTCAGATGGGAATATAGATGGTTCTCTTGATACACGATCAATAAATGTAATTGCTTCATTAATTGAATGGAACTTTACGTTATTTGTAAAGAATGATTCAAAGAATGTAATCGCATGACTAATTAACGCACGACCTGTTCGGGTAATACCAGTCGCAATATATAAATTATATAATGCACTACTATAGTTACCAATTACGCCATATAATGCATTATTATCACGTTTAGCTAGTAATTGAAGCATGTTATACTTATTAAACTTTTCAGAACCCTTCTCATATTTAAACATTTCTTTCTTAAACTTAGAACGGTTATCTGTAAATGATGTAATAAGTTGATACATCGGAGTTAAGTCTTTGTCATATTGTTTAAATAGACATCCGTTTGCTACCATAATAGGAGACTTATTGATAATATAGTTACTCATTTGAGCTACATCCGTTTCAACAAACTCCTCAGTATAGTTATTATTTAAAGTACAGTCTTTCTTAATATATCGTTTATCAACGATCATATCTAAAGCTGTTAATATTTCATCTTCACTTAATGTAGGAAATACTTTACTTAGGTTTCTTTTTGCAATTTCTTTATAATATTCAATTGCTTTAACTTCACTATTCATATTATTTTCCTCCAAATTAAATACAATTTATTGTTTCCGATATGGTCTTTTTTAACCTTTAGCCTCTAAATAGCCACTTATACAAACAACATTAAGTTAATAAAACGTATATTTCGTTTTTAAATATATTTAAAAAATAATCTCTAAGGAGGACGAAAACATGTTTTTCAATCCAGACAAAAAAGACCAAATCTTAGAACAAGAATTGGCTAATCCTAATGCATATACTGATGCATTAATTTGCGCTGAGGCTTCCCGTCTTTCCCAAGATGAACGTGTTGCATTCGCTGAATCTGAAGAAGCACAAGCTCTTTTGGAAAAACAAATGATCTCTCGCCGTACTTTGGTACGTTTAAGCAAAAAAGACGACTTGGCTCGCCGTGTAAAAATGGCTGCATTCCAAGTTGCAAAAGAAAAGAAAGATCCATTGTGGACTAAATTGGTTAAAAACCGCGTTATTGAACGTGCTTTGATCAAAAAGATCGTTCAAAAATACAGCAACATGGCTGTTCGTGTAGCTAAAGCTGGTCAACGTGATTACCTTAAAGCTGCAAATGGCTCTAAACATTTGCCTAAAAAATAATAAAAAATTAAACTTCGCATAGGGTCTTAAAGATCCTATGCGGGTTTATTTTGTTACAGTCATTTTTACATTTGAATATATATTATACTTGTGAGTAATAGTATTTAATATTAAAGTTTTTAAAACGAAAGGAGAAAGACCAGTGTTTGATAACATAACAAACTATCAAAATTATTGGATCTATTCTGATTTTATTAAAAACAAAGGAGAATTTTTAGTAGATGTAAACAAAGATATTTGTAAGGAAAACTGGTCAAATCACTTTCAAGCTATTCATGATATCTTAAAGGATGGAATAGATGATCCTGACTTGGCTAAATCTAAATTAACTTTGATTATCTGTGGTCATGAGTTAAAGATGACCATTCATGATTATTGGTTAAATCTAATTCTTTGGTCTCTTATTATTAAGGCTGGAGATCTAGTAGAACCAAAACATATTTTCTTAGCAAAAGAAATAACTGCTAAGTCTATAAAGAAATATATTGATGACTTCTTCATTAGTAATCATGTAACCGATATTCCATTTATCGTTAAGAATAATATGATTGCTGATAGTCTTTATTATATTAGTAAGGTTGATGAATTTGCAGCATTATTTGCTAATAGCATCAACTTACAAGATGATGTATTAATGATGGATGCATTACCAGAATATTATGATTTATTGCATCCAAATATGTCTAATGTAGATATTGCTAAAGCTAATGATTTTGGTATGGATAATATCAGAAAAATGCGTGAAGCAGTATTAAACTCTAAAAAGCTTATTGGATATGATCATATCTATACTAATGCGTTTAGAGCTAATGAGTCTATTAATACTAAACAACTTAGAGAATACGCTGTATCCATTGGTACTAAACCAGATGGTAATGGTGGCGTATTCCCTCATATTATTGCCAATAGTTTTATCAATGGCGGCGTTAATGATTTGGTTGATTATTTCATAGAATCTTCAGCTGGCCGTACAGCTCAAATTATTTCAAAGATTAATGTAGGTTCCTCAGGTGCAGTGGCTCGTAAAGTGGGTCTAAACAACCAAGGAACTAAACTTAACCCAGATCCAAATTATAAATGTACATCTAGAAACTTCGTTAAGTATGAAGTTAAGGATGCTAAAGTATTAGAATTATTGGCATCTAAATATTATCGTCTAGAAGAAGATGGTTTTGATTTAGGGCCAATTAAAGAAACTGATACTCATTTAATTGGCAAAACAATCTATACAAGAAGCCCAATGACTTGTCAGTCTAAAGCTGAAGGCCATGGTATTTGTAGATATTGTTATGGCGATCTTTATTTCATCAACCAAGATATCGATCCAGGTAAACGCCCAGGTGAAGAATTAACATCCAATACAACTCAGCGACAATTGTCAGCTAAGCACGTAATGGCAACAGAAATTCCTGACTTAGAGTTACCTGTACAATTCGTAGATAACTTTGTTAAGAATAAAGAAACTATAACTCTTGTAGAAGATAAGAATTATAAAGATATCTATTTGGTATTCAATCAAGAAGAAATCTTTAAGGAAAATGAAGATGATGTTGATGATAGCACAGATGATATGTTAGAATATAATGATTATGTAAGTGCAATCAATATCATTGATCATGATACTCCATATAAGATTGAAATTGATAAGATTGATAAATTCTATCTATCTAAAGAGTTAACTAAATTTATCAAACGTAAACGATATCAAACAGATGAAGGTGAAGTTATTATTCCAATGACTGCATTGGCATCTGTAGAAGATTTGGTATTATTCTATACTCCTATTATAAATAATGAGTTCTCTAAAACTCTAAGTAGGATTAAAGATATAATGGATAAGTCTGATGTGACAGCATCGTTTAATAAGGACACAATTGCTCAAGCTTTAATGGAAGCATTAATTGATGGTGGTATTTCCATGCAGGCAACTCATATTGAAGTATTATTATCTAATCAAATTAGAAGTGCTTATAATATTTATGATATGCCTAACTGGAATAATAAATATGAACCATATCAAATTCTTACATTAAGCAAGGCATTAGCTGAAAATCCATCTATTACTAAGACATTAGATTTCCAAAACTTAGGTCGTATTTTGAAGAGCCCATCTTCTTTCGAGAAACATGCAACTTCTACGATAGATTATTTCTTCCAAGAACAACCTCAAAAGTTTATGAATTCACCTGACTTAGTAAGAGAATCAAATGCCGAAGTCAATACTACATTGACACGTGCTTTGATTAATGATGAGTTCAAAGTGGATATTTAATATGAAAAACATCGACTACAATATTTTATCTAATAGCTTGGCAATAGCTCATCATCGAAATAAATTCATAGATGGTGTAGAGTATTTATTTGCCAATACCTATTTCAATAATATTGAGAAAGATGGAGAAATAAAGTCCGAGAGAGAACTCGGACTTTTAACTAAAAAACAAAAACTTGATGCACCTATTAAGATTAATACTACTATATCTTTTGAGTTGTATTCTATCTTAAAAAATGCAGATGATATATACTATTCTTATATATTTATCGATAAAGAAGCTTATAGTAGAATTAGAACTGAGCTATTTGCAGTACTTAGCGAGATTAAAGCTTCTAAAGAATTTGAGCATGGTATCGTAGTTCATAAAGTTACATATAAAAAATTAGGATTTGCGCTTAGTAGAATGAATGCTATTAGAGTAAAAATTCGAGCTATGAAATATATATTTAGATAAGTTAATAGAGAAGGGTATTACTGCCCTTCTCTTCTTCTTTATTTTTTGTAGAAGGTTTAATATAAAATGGAAGCAATTAAGCTTATAGAATTATATAATAAATTACTAAAATACTTTAGATGTATTAATATAGAACGCATTGAAAAAATAGAATATACCACTCAAACTGTTGTATATTTTAATAGTGAACCTGTTGTTTTTGATAAATTATTTAATATTCACACTATAGGGTTGATCAATAATTTTGATAAAAATTATGAAAGACTTTGTAATAAAGAAGATCTAAATAATTTCATGAAGGATTTAGAATATATGATGGGAAAAATATATTCAATTGCGGCAATTACATTTAGCAAAAATCTAACAAATTGCCATGCTACACTTGAATATATTTATCGTAATATTGAAGGATTTGCTAAATGTCTAAATTCGGAGATTAAGTTTGATGAATAAATTAGTTTTAAGAAATTCCTCTATAGTTATTAATGATTACAATCTTGGAGATATACCTAGATTAGAATCATACTTTACTATATTCGATAGAATAACTTATACTAAATCATATAAAGGAATGATGTATGATGAAGTGAATAGGAGACTATTTCTCCCTAGGGGATTAGATGTATACTTTATAAAGAAGTTTGTTGAATCTGAACCTGTAAGAGAATATAATAGTGATCCATTCTTTCAAACTCCTGAAATTCTTATTAAGTATTTACCTAGAGATGATGTACAAAAAGAAGCATTAGCATTCATCTTAGGTAAAGGCGAATATTATCCTAATCAAAATGCTACACAGCTTTCAGTAAATTTGCCAACTGGTAAAGGAAAGACATATGTAACTATTGCGGCTCTAACTTATTGGAGAGCTAGAACTATAGTTATTGCATCTACAACTGGTTGGTTAGATCAATGGAAGAACTGTGTGGGTGAATATACTAATATTGATGAAAATCGTGAAGTATTAGTTTTAAATGGTTCTGTGGCTATCCATAAAGTATTAAATTGGATCACCGATGTATCTAAATATAAGGTATTCTTAGTTACCCACTCTACTCTACAGAGTTTTGGTAATACTAATGGTTGGCATACAATAGGTGAGCTATTTAAAAAACTCCAAGTTCAACTTAAAGTTTATGATGAAGCTCATCTTAATTTTGATAATATTTGCTATGTAGATTATTCTACTAATACTAGAAAGACGCTATATCTAACAGCTACACCTGGTAGATCCGATGAAACTGAAAACTTTATCTATAAATTATATTTTAAGAATATTCCTGCTATAAATTTATTTGATGAAGACTCAGACCCTCATACTAGATATACTGCATTAAGATTCAACAGTAGACCAACTCCTCAGGATATGAGAGAGTGCTCCAATCAAGCATACGGTCTAAATAGAAATGCTTATGTAAATCATATCGTATGCAATAACTCATTCTATGATATGATGTATATAGTAATGGATAAGGTTATTAAGATTGATGGTAAAGTATTAATCTATATAGCAACCAACTCTGCTATAGATATAGTGAAAGCATGGATAGAAGAAAACTATCCAGAGTTTAAAGATAATATTGGAGTATATACAAGTCTTACTCCTAAAGATATTAAACATGAACAACTCTCTAAGAAACTAATATTATCTACAACTAAATCAGCTGGTGCGGCATTAGATATTAGAGATCTTAAAGCTACAATAGTTTTAGCAGAACCATTTAAGTCTGAAATATTAGCAAAGCAAGTTCTTGGTAGAACACGTAATGATAATACTGATTGTATCGAAGTTGTAGATGATGGATTTAGGCAGATATCCAGATTCTACAATGCTAAGAAACCAATCTTTAATAAATATGCCACCGAATGTAGAGAGATAAAGATTCCTTTCCAAACTCTACAAGATAAAGCTGATGAGTTATATAAAGTTCGTGAAAATGTTAAATGGCAATACGATCAAGGATTTGGCATGATTTCCTATGATCCTAAGTTCAATAAATCTGACTTTCAAAAAGATGAATGATGATATATTATAATTGTGATTAATAGAGTGGTTACCTCTTTTAAAAAGATATAGTAGTAGCAATGATTATAATACCTTTCTACCACTCTATTGATCATTTTTATATTATTTTTATTGCATAGTATTTCACAAGGAGGAATACGTATTATGGCAAACCATCTTGAAAGAACACTAATTTTTAAAGACCCAGCATCATTCATTGAGAATGAAGTGGGGTTAGAAAATGTAACTGGAAAATTCTTAAATGATTTCCAAAATAAGTATCTTAACTTTGATTTAGTTAATGATGTAGAGGATATTGACTTAGCACCAGAAGAAGAAATTGGCGCTGAAATAGATGAGGTCATTAATGAGGTCATTGAAGATCCAAAACCTGCATTTTTAACTCCAAATCCTACAGGGGATCTATTCTCTGTAAATTTTAGTTCAGTAGTAGCTCAACCTAATATCGAAACACCTGAATCTCCAGTAAAATTTACTGTACAATCTGAACCAGAAAATGGCGAACGTAAGGTAAAAGTGGAAATTCCAGATGTAGAATGGGTTTTGAATAACTATGTAGATTATGATTCTTTCAATAAAATTAAAGAATCTAATGCAGAATTAGTTCTCAAAGCTGTACGAACTTTAAATGCTAAGATTGTATCTGATAAGAAGAATGCATTAGCATTTGAAAACTTTGTAAACAAATTCAACCCAGGTGCAGAACCTGAAAAGATGCTTCGTTATGAATTGATTCGTAAAGAAGCTGGTAAAGATTTGATGGTACGTTTAAATTATGTGGATAAAGAAAACAAACGTCGATATGAAGTCGACATCTATCCAGAAATTAATAAACTGGATTTGCATGAACGTACTATGAAATAGCTTATATTTCCCATAGGAGCTTGACTCCTATGGGATTTATTTTTTTAAGTTTCATTACACATTTTGATACTTATATTTAATAGGAGGTAATTAAAATGGAACGAAAAATTGAAGATATTATTTTAGACGAAATTAATGAAGTGCTTCAGCATTTTTTAATGCGTGCAGAATTAGAAACTGTAACTGGAGAAAATACAGTTACTTATCATTATAATACACCTGTAGAATTAGAGCAATATTGTGATTCTAAAGATATTATCGAACGTGCAATCGATTCAGTTAAGATGAATATTGAAGACTCTTGTAAAAAGGTAGCTGATAGATTTGAATTAACAGGTGTAGAAATCGATTCTAACTACTATCCAAATGGTGCCGAAATTAAAATCGATATCACTGGTAATATTAAAGAATAATTAAGATTTCAGGAGTGGTAAAGTGGCTAGCTTCGATATTTATACTAAAGCTGTAGAGCAAGTCTTCGAATTAGATTATAGACTTACTCTAAAAATCGAAGTACTTTTCAATGAAACACGAAAACGAAAAATTGGTGAAGAAATTAAGGAAAATTTTCATAATGAGTTTATCATAGGTGGATCTAATATAACAACCAATCTTAAATATAGATATCGTTTAGTATTATCTCCTAAAGGAGATAGAGAGAATATCTTATATATAGATTGGGATAATTATGATGATCTATTTATGGCTATAGAAAGATCTATTGCTATCTGTGATCCAGATAATCCTAATACTCCATTCCAGAGAATTATAGATGATACTGGAGAAATTATAGATATTAGATGTGATAGTCTTAAAGTTAAATATCAAAAAGTTATGGATAGATGGAAAAATACATTAGATATGATTCCATTTGTTTTGATTGATAATTCAACTGGTAATATAACTGAGGCTATTAGATTTAGATTTAGTGCAGACTCTTGTTACGATATTCCAATATCTCGTATTAGAGGATTACGTAGATTCCTAATGACCTACAATCCAGTATTACATGCTGGAGCTATTGCAAGATATATGGCATCTACTCCTCTACTTGGAAGTAATCGTACAAGTATGGTTAGATAGGAGATTTTATGGAAGAGAAAGTTTCTTTAGTAAAAGAAAAGATAAATGATTATATTGTTAAATTATTTTCTTATCTACCGGAAGGCGGATTCTATACTGATAGTGAGTTTGATGAAGTAACTAGAGAATTAACTATTACTGGTAAGCATACTCCACGTAGATTTGAGGGTAAACCTATTAGACGCTATGAAATGCAATTTATATTTGGTAATTTTATCCATACATTAAAAAACAGTCTATTAGAAAATGAGTATGTAGTAAAAGGCCCAGAGCCATTAATTGAAGTTGAATTCTCTCCAGATATAAGTACTTTAGTTACTATCAAATGTAGGATAAAATAATGGATAAAGTAAAATTAGCTTATTTACAATTATTAGAGGTTAAGAAGGCTAGGCCATCATATATCGCCTATAGTAATGGAAAGATTTGTGCATCATTTTCTACAGAAGATCAAGTACAGATCTTTGAAAATAAGTTGAAGAAACGCATACTAACCAAATAATAGTTTAGCAAAAACAAAGCGCCCATAGGAGTTCAACTCCTATGGGGCTTTTATTTTTTTATACTGTATACATTATTGGTTGATTTGTATTTGCTGGGTTAACGTAGTTATCTCTTAAGAATTCTACAATATCAGTTCTTCTCGAAGCCTGAGCTTCTAACGTAGATAATTTTAAATCGATATTGGCAAATACTGTTTCAATTCCATCATAGTGTTTTAAGTGTTCATATAAGAATACAGCGACATCAGCTTGAGCTAGCTGTTCAAATGTTTCCATTTTGGTTGGTTCGATAGTCATAAGATTATCAGGGTGTTTTACAAATACGCCAATAGTTACATTCTGCATTAGATTATTCGTATTACCACCTAAAGCCATTTGTAATTTTACCATATTAGGAGGAATAAAATCTAAGTAAATTCCGCTATTGAATAGTGAAGATACGTCGGAATAACTCTGAGCTAACATCATACTATCAGCATTCATAGATCTAGCTAATACATTATAGATACCATACCCAGAATATTGTTGGAGACCAGCTCGTTCATTATCGATATCACTCCAAAGGATATCTTTAACCCCCAGGATCTCATAGTTATCTGGAATGTGACGATCTAATAAATAGTAACCATCTTTCATATCCTCTTTAGTCAATTGAACTTTAACCATATGAGGAAAAAATCGACTAAATGTAGTCAATGTATCAGGTTTAATAACTGAGTCGGCCCAGTTTTTCTTTTGTAATTGTTCAGGTAAGTTCAAAGGAGCTGTACCTAAACGTCTTTCTATTTTGTTTACGACATCTGTCATTCTATTATACATATATTGTCATAGCTCCTTTTTAAAAAGCACATTTTAATGATATACTATAATGTTGAAGGAGGCCTGTATAAATGAATAAGTTTGATATAATCGAATTGGGACAACAGACAATGCAATTTACATATGATACTTTCAATGGAAAAGTTAATCATATTGATCCATATACAAAATTAATTTTTGTTTCTGGATATTTAGAGAAGATGACTAATATAGCTCGGACTTCTCCATATGGATACATCTATGTAAGTTTAGATGCATTCTACGATACTGTTACAACTCACCCATATCATACAACTGATGCAATCAGAAATCTTGCTATGGAAATTATTATTCATGAGTTAACTCATGTGGATCAACTTATTGATCTAAAACACATCAAATATAATATTGAATATCGACAAAGTATTGAAGAGCAATGTGTTAAGAAATCTTGTGAGTATATCTTAGACAATATTGGATTTATCCAAAGTATTGGTTTACCGGTATTCAGAGAAATGTATGAACCAAGATATGAAGCTCTAAAGAATGTAATCTATTTCCAAAAATATCCAGAGCTTGTAGCTATGGTTAAATTAGAATCTATTATTGGTCCATCTTTTAAATTATACGTTAAAGGAGATGTCTTCTTAGACTTTACCGATAAGCTAGGAAATAACCATAGAATTATGGTAGCCAAAGATAGACAATATATCAACTCTCAAGCTTTGAATGATATATGTGAATTCTTATTTATTAATAAGAATTTCAATATTGAATTGAAATCTACTGAAGATGAAAATCTAAAGAATACTTTGGAAATAAAAATCACCCAAGGAGTTTAACTCCTTGGGTTGTATTTATTTTTTTTTGATTAGTATTGTTTCTTAGCCCATTCCATGATTTCATCTTTGATATATTTTTCAGGAGACATAATCAAGGAAGCACCAGACTCATCAAATAATTGTACATTACCGTTTTCAAGAACTTGCATATTACGTTTGCCAAATTCCATTACATCAGAAATCATATCTACATTTGCAGATTCTGATTGGATATAACTAATAACTGCAGGGTTATTGATAGGAATGATACGGCCAGCATAAGATTCTTTAACTACAACTTCATTTGTATTAGCTAGATCACCAGCAGATTCATTAAGAAGCTTAGTAGTATATGCACGTTTATGAGATGGGTAAATTACACGGTCCCAAGTAATAACTTTTAAGTTCTTTACATAGGATTTACCACTCATAGATTCAAGGTTACCAAGAGCACGAAGACTGAAACTTGGAAGTTCACCATCTAGGAGATCTTCATTAAAGTTACGGCCATATTCTGTATTTGTACCAGTGAATTTAGCTAATACATCAGTGCCTTCCATCCAGATATCTAAGTATTTAACACATACTAAACGTGGATCAATTGTAGATTGACGTTGTACGCTAGATTCCATTGGGTGACCATCTTCACCCTTCATATTACCGCTTCTAAGTAATTCTTTTGTACGTTCACACGCAATTTGAGCTTTCATATCATTAGTAGCATAAGAACGACGATTACGATTTACAGTATCTGTATCTTGAAGGATACCTTGTGCAATAGGTTTATTGTTGATATTTTCAACAATCTTTGTTTCTCCAACAGTCATTGGAGCTTCATGTATAATAAATGGGATGCACTTTTCCATTATAGACCTCCATTTAATCTCTAAATATTTATTATTACTTATGTTGACAGGATAAGTTATATCTGGGTTTATTTATTTAAAGTATTCAATATAATACTGGAACTTTATAATAATAACTGACCATAAATAGGCGAAAAGGAGATTTAAATACAATGCTAACGAATATACGTAAACGGCAATATGAGTTGAATGCATCATACAAGTCTAATGGCTCGTTTGCCAGACTGTATGATATGGTTTATGAAACTCATGATATGAATAAAGCAGATATGCTTTTCAAAAATATTCTTGAAGTGGACTCTAATCATGATATGGCAATAATGAAATCGTTGGATCTCCTAGTTGAGTTGTACAACCATGTACCACCTGCTGAGGTCAATCGTGAACGACAAAAAGTATTAGAGTCTATTACTAAAGTAAGAGATGCATCTCAATTCAAAGCATATCTTCAAAGAAAGATGGCACTTCATAAAGGCCGTCTTAAAAATAAAATCAATAAGAAGATAAGCGATGCTTCTGAAAAGATTAAAGACTTAACTGATAAAGCGGCTAATGGAGTTAAAGATGCTTTAGGTACTAATGCTCCATCTGAAGATCAAGTAGCAACTGCTCAAATGGAAACTTTAAATATGGCTCTAGAATTAGCATGCGAAGTTGCTACTTATGACCGCATCATTTTCAATTATGAAAAGATCAGTAAGCGTTTTGATTTAGATAAAATTGTACTTGAAAATGTATTGACTGCAGATGATGCTAAAGTTAATGCAATTAAAGTTGCAAAACTAATCGATACCTACAATATGAGAGATATCCAAAAGTTCAAGATTGCAACTGAAGAATATCTTTACGTATTAACTAAGAATGGTTGTAAATATGAAATCGGCTCTGTAGTTGAAGCTATGAAAGATTATTTCTTAATCAATTCTAGTGATCCAACTGCATTTACTGCTGTACTTGAAAGTACTTTAGAAGAATTATCTAAGTATAATCCTCTTTCTAATAGTGATATTGGTAAGATTGTAAAGAGTACAATCATCGAAGCTGATCCTAAAGAAGTTATTGATCTAGGTAGTAAAAAAGTAGATCTTTATATTGCCCAATTTAAATTCGATAAAGGCCTTGACTGCTTTAAGTTATTATTGAAGAATATTTATAATGATCTAGGGTTAGATGTATATATTGACTCTATTGAAAATATCATTCTTACTCTAAAATCTATTAATACAGATCTAACTGAATATGCTAATATTCTAGTAGACTTTAATAATAAAGTATTAGAAGAAAAAAGTAAAGATAAGTTAGATAAACTTATCTTAATTGCTTCTCTATATGCTAAATATAAAGAAGATCTAAATATGGATAATGATGAAGCTTTAGCTACTAAATTTGATGACTTTATTTCTACTGTAGAATCTATTAGTACTGATACTACAAAGGATAAAGAAATTAATGTAAACGCATTATCTGAAAAATTAGATATTATGAACTCTGCAATGGAAAACATCTATAAACGTAATCTAATCGAATGCGTAGAAGATTCTATTGATAGATATGATACTCAAACTATTGTGAATATTGCTAATATAGCTAAACATAATCCTTCTCTTTTAGATCCAGAAGAATTATCTGCTGTATTTAAACGCCATCTAAGAGATTGCCGTACGATTAAGCATAAAACTGCAGATGATTATGTGCGAATTGATAATCTAAAAGATAAAGCTGAAGCATTACGACAATATAACGATAATGTGGAAGATTGCTCTATTATTGATCATAATAATGCTAATATCGATGAAGCTATTGCTCATCTTAAAGTACTAGAAGGATATAGTAATTGCATTTATGATTTTGCTAAATATCCTACAGTAGTTAATGAAATGGATATCATTAATACTATTAAAGTTGCATCTCAAAAGATCAAATCTAAGATTGGCGAATTAGATGACAGTGTTGTTAATATTAGCCGTCAATTTGATGCTCAAATGGATCAACTAAAACGTATTATTGATAATAAAGAATTTGAATCTGAAAACAGAGAAGCAGTTATTGCTGGCAATATTCTCCCTAAGGCTAGCCGTATTGTTAAATTGGCCATCACTAGTGGTATTGCTGCATTAATCAATCCCGCATTATCTGTTGTTGCTATCTTAGGGTATCTAGGCATGGCTATGAATGCGCAATCCAAGGAACGTAGAAAAGTCCTTGAAGAAATTGATGTTGAATTAGAAATGACTAAGAGATATCTTAAGAAAGCTGAAGATGATAATCAACTCGAAAAACAACGTGAATTGTTAAAAATTAAGAAACGTCTAGAAACTCAAAGAGCTAGATTAGCTTATAATATGACATTTAAACACGGCGAACACGTCCCTGGTAATAGTAACCGCGATGATGACTAATAAGGAGATAATATAGATGAATTTTTCTGAATATGTAGATTCTCTTTTAACATCTGCGGTATTTACTGAAGCAGATGATGATAAAGATAAAAAAAAGAAAAAAGATGACAAAAAGGAAGAGGAGGAAACTCCTCCTCCGGTTGTCGTTGATAATCCATTAGATTCTGATGATGAACCTGATGATCAACCTGAAGATTTGACTGATGGCGATCCTGATGCAGATGGCGATGGAGTCGACGATGATAATGAACCAGAAGATCTAGGGGAAGAAGATCCTAATGGTGATGATGAACCTGAAGATCTATCAGATGATGAACCATCTGATGATGGAGAAGAAGATATCACTTTAGATGATACTAACGATAATCCTGATGACTTAGAGACTGGTGATGAACCAGATGATCTAGGTGATGGGGAGCCAACTGAAGATATAGATGGTGATGATACTCCAGATGATAATAATGATGGTGATGTAGATGAACCTGATGATTTATCAGATGGAGATAATAATGATACAGGATCTGACGACTCTGGTTCATCTAATGAACCTGATGATCTCGGTAGTGATTCTGATAATATGGAACCTGATGATTTATCGGATGATGGATCTGATGGTAGTGATGATACTGATTCTTTAGACAGCGGAGATGGAGATTCCACAGATTCTACTGACGGAGATACCAGTGATTCTTCTGATCCATTAGAAGGATTAGAAAATGAAATCTATGATGATTTAACTGATGAACAAAAAGCCATAAGAAATAAAGAATTGAAAGACAAATTTATAGAGTTATATAATCTAATCAAATCTTTCAAACAAAAAGTTGAATACGTCAATAAGAATAGTGATAATATGCAAATCATAATCAGAGTATCTAATGCTTTAGATAAACTAGCTGATATGACTTTACATTATATCACTAAAACTTATCATACTAAGACATATATCGAAAATAAATCTGACTTTTACTATGCTCTTTGGTGTTTAGACCGAATTGTAGTTCTAATTGAGTCTATAGCACCAGAAGAACCTATTAAAAAGTAAATGGTATAGAATTATGCGATATAACAATATAGTAAATATTTTGGTGTCCCTATAGATACCTAATATAATAAAAATAAATTGTACATCCCGAAAGGAGAAAATGATTATGCCAGTTGTAGGTGAATCTCGCGCTGACGTAGTTATGGGTCGTGGTTATGTGACTCCTGCTACTCGCCAATACGCTACAGCTATTCGTGAAATGGCTGAAGATATTCAGCACGAATCTGGTTCCGAATTTTTTACAGACATGCGTCGTATTATGATGGATCCAACTTGTGTTGAAACTGTTAAAAATTTCTTTACTGAAAATTCCGCTGATGCTGAAGAATTTACAGCATTAGGTAATCCAGATGGTTATGCTGACCATATGGCAATGATGGAAGCTCAATTCGATAATGACCGTAATGCATTCTTGGAATCTTCCGCTTTGTCCGCATACAATCCAGTTATGGGTCTTGTATTCCCATTGCACAAAAACTTGTTGATGAACAACGTCTTCGATAAAGGCGCTATCAACAAAGCAGTTGCTAAAACTCCTAAATTCACACTTACAATGAAAATTCGTAAGTTGGTTACTCCAGAAGGTCGCGAAATCGACATGTTCACTCAACAAAATGAAATGTTTGATGCGATCCAATCTGCAGCTCCTACTAAAAACGTAGTAGTTGGTTTGCCATTGAACCCTGGTGATGACTCCAAACAAACTGAAATTCGTAAAGCTGTTTTCGGTGCTTCTGGTCTTGTACCAAACATTGATAACTTCTCTATCGAATCTGCAGTAACTCATGTAATTGTATCTGCTATTCCTAAAGCTGGTATGATGAAAGAAGATACAGCAACTCATCAATTGAAACCAGTTGAAGCAAGTGAAATCACTGCTGGTGCTGCAATTGAAGTAGCTCTTCCTATTCAAGAATGCCGCTTCGACCCAAGCTATGGCGAAATCGATCGTCAAATGATGACTCGTTTCTCTGTTACTTATGAAGCAACTGCAGGCACTCCTAAAACTTTGGAAGGCATTTTATCTGGTTTCATGAAAGACAATAAATTTATGCTTTACTGCTCTGATACAGCTGTAACTAAAGTTGTATTGTCTGTACGTCGTGATACTTCCTCTGCAATGCTTAATACTTGCTCTGTACGTTGGGATTCTCAAACAAACATCGTGGAAATTCCTGATGCATTCCCAATCAATACACCAATCAGCCCTGAAGAAGTAAAAGATATTCAAGCTCTTTATAACGAAGATCAATTGACTAATATCCTTTCCTTGTTCAAAACAGCTTTAGGTACATGGAAAGATGACAAAATCCATAAAGAATTGGATAATGACTTCAAAACTATGCCTATGGCTAACAAAATTGCTGAAGTATTTGACTTCGCTCCACCAGAAGGTTATGCATTGGATCAAGTAGAATACCGTCACAAAACATTCATGGATGCTTTGGACAACTACGCTCAAACAATGATCCAAGTATTGAATGACCCTAACATCACTATCTCTGTAATTGGTAACCCTGCATTGATCCGTAAGATCACTCCTACCACTTACACTTACCAAGCTCCAAGTTCCATTGGTCCTGTTGAATTAGACTTCAACCGTACAGTTGTAACTAGCGACAAACGTGTTTACAACTTCGTTGCATCTGATAAACTTCGTAACAACCAAAACTTGATCATCTTGTTAAACCCTCGTAATAGCGATCGTGTAATCTATTGCATTTACGATTATCAATTGTACTTATCCAATGAAATTCGTAACGCACAAAACTATGCATTGCCAGCAGTTCATGCGTTCGAACGCTTCAAATTGGTAAGCTATCAACCAGTTCAAGGTCGTGTTAAGATCATTAACCCTACTGGTTTACGTACTCGTTATGAAAATACTGATCCTATCGGACGTAACCTCATGAACGATTACACTACATATATTCCTGATACTATGACTTCTGCTGGTACAGCTGGTGGCTATCCAAATGCTTCTGCTTACACTAAAGTAAACGATGCTAAGAAAGACATCACAGCTCCAGAAAAAGTTGAATATGTAAAACCTTAATCTAATCTAGGAAATAAACGCCTAGGGTCATTATAGACCCTAGGCATTTCCTTGACTTTAAAGGAAAGGGGATTAGATATGAACAATTATGATTTTCATGATTGTATATCTATTATTGAACAACTCCGCACTAATCAAGATCCAGAACTATTAAGACAATTAGCTCATGAGTTAAATATGTTTTTCACTGGTTCTTCTTGTAACGTAGCGTTGTATACTCGTAATACAGATAAAGCTTTCTTCGGTATCTGCGTAATGCCTATCATTAAAGATAACGATATCTATGATATCATCTTAAGTGATCCATTTGCATATGATACTGATCATCAAGATAAATCTAAAATTACTAAGTATTATTTAGAATTAGATTCTAAGTTGTTTGATCCAATCCTCAACTTATCTAATAGAGAAATCTTAGCTTTAATCCTACATGATGTAGGAGCATTAGTAAATTCATCTTCTGCTATAGATATTGCTAGAGCTGAAATTGATGTATACTTAGATAAAACTAATAGTACTATCCGTAGAGCTAGCACTATTAACTATGCAGTATTATTGACATTCGGCTTTAAAGATCTCATCTGGAAGATAACTTCAGTGATGTTCAAAGATCATAGTACGTTACTTGCTGATGATTTCCTCATTAGTTGTGGATTTGGCATGGATCTTGAAACTTCTATTAAGAAGCTTAAAGATCATGGATATATTAATTATCTAACTGGCGGTAAGAAAGATACATCTACTATTATTGCATGGTGCTTATCTGTATATAATGATGTATTATCTAACCGTATTATTACAATCAAGGGATTACGTAAATCTCTAGAATATACTTCTATTAGATTAGTAAAACGTGAAATTGAACGTGTAATTACTGCTTTGAGTCGTATCGATGATAACTCATTACTAGAAGCAGGTCCTATTGACTGGGCTATGAAGAAATATAGGGACACATCGAAATCCTTCAGATATAGTGCAGTCAGAGATTATGAAAATGATCTCTATGAATATCAACTACGCTTACGCAACGTAGAAGATGAAAATGATGCATTGCTTATGCTTCATTCTATCAATACTCGTTTATCTATCATCGATGGTGTATTATCAGAAGATGATCTTGATGATAAACTACGTTCTAAATACTCTATTCTTTACAGTAAGTATGAAAAGCTTCGTGAAGAATTAGCACGTAAAGAAACTTTACGTTTTGACTATAATAGAATTTATATCAACTATCCAGATTTAAATCCTAAGAAAAAAAAATAATATAAGACCCCATGGAGTTAAACTCCATGGGGATCTTTTTTATCGTCTACGATATTCGTAAACTAGCTCTTGAATACCGTCTGATCTTAACCTGAAAATATTAGCGGCTTGATAACCACCTTTTTCAAGTGTGTTGATTGCCTCAGCCATTGAAGCAAATTCTAACTTAATACCATTACTTGCATACGCAATATAGTTCATAATAACTAACCCTTTCTTACATAAATTTTTTATATCTTTTCTCAATCATTACTGCTTTGCGGTATCTACCAATACCACGATAATATGCTACTAATGTATGAAGATTACTTGGAATAACAATATCTTCATATTGTGTCATACCATCTGGGTACTGTACTTCTGCAATGGCAACACCGTCTCCACGATCTTCCCAATTGATGATGGTTCCAGAACGCTTATCAGATTTATTATAAATATCACATAGCTCATCTAGGAAGCTGAATGTGCCACCACAGATATTTTCATCTGCAAGTGGCAAGAAATTTGGCATAACTGTATCTTTTTCAATACAGTCATATTTTAAATTTTTCAAAGCTAATTTTTCCAATTTTGTTGTAGGTACAGCTACTTTGTTTACTAATTTCATGATGATTTCCTCCTATAAAATAATAAATTAATAATCTCATCATATATTCACAATAATAATATATTATCATATTAGTATACTTTTACAATCCTATAATACCACGTTAGGATGTAATAAAATACTACTATCAATACATATTGATAATTATATTCTTATATTTAGGAGGATAAACAAATGGCTCTTGGACAAAGCGTATTTAATCGAAACTCTTCCAATACTGGGAAGAAAACAATCAATGTTTACTCTAATTATCGTATGACTAACTCTAAGGATGTTGGCCAATATGGCGGTTCTTCTATGAGCTTCTCTTTCTGGCAAGGTACACTTAAATTATCTATTGCTCCACTTAAAGTAGTTAGTGGGCAAGATTATCCTATGCCAGATCGTGAGCATGAAGTTAGTGCTTATTTGAAGCACACTAAAGCTAATATCTTAGCTAAAGAAATTCGCAAGTTTATGGCTGGTGAAATTCAATCCACTGGTATCACTACAGGTGCACAAACATTCATTACAATCTCCGATGGTTCCGAATTTGGTTTAACTCAACCTGTTGTATGTATTCGTAAATTGAATAAAGATCTTTCTGCAGTAGAAGAAGAAATCTTATTCATTTGCCGTACTGATTTCCACTTTGCAGTTCATAACTTTGATGTGGAAAAATTCGATGGCGATAAAGACTTCGAATCTTATAAAAATATGGACTTAGAAGACTTAGCAGTAGTTCTAGAAGAATATGCTAAATCTATGACTAATGCTCAAGCTTATGCAGTTCATGAAACAGCTCAGTATGTAAATAGCTCAATGCTAGCTAATATTGAAGCAATTGCAGACAAACTTGGTGTAAGCACCGGTATGTCTGGTAATTCTAATTATGGTGGGTCTGAATCTAGCAGTGGATTCAAACGTGCAAGCTTAGACGATATGTAATAAAACTAAAGAAGATAGAAACAAGCTTTCTATCTTCTTTTTTTTTGTCTTTATAGGAAGTTTATATGGCAAGTATAAGACCTATATTTGAATATGATTCCTTATTTGATACCGATAAATCTATTATTGATATCTTAAGGTTTCAATTTAAAAATTCAAAATACTTTATTCCAGGAATATTAGATGAGGATCCTATAACGATTAGCTATCTTTTAAGAGATAGAGAAGATCCTAATCCTTTATCTGTAGTCTTGGAAGATAAATATAAATCATCTGCAGATGATTTGCTAAATGAAATTAAAGATAAGTATAAAGACTTACTTTATCTTAATATATACTATACTGATATACATAAACTCTATTCTAATATGCTATTAGTAGATGGCAATAGTTTTAGAGTTAATGTAATGGTAGATAATGAATATCAAGAAGCTATTATTAGAAGTACTTTAGATGGAGCCAAGACTCCTTTAGGTATTTATAATAAAAGAAATGTAGACCTTGATTCATATGATGGGATATATATAAAGTATCCTGAAAACTTATATAACTATGATCCTAAGCCTGTTGGTAAGCATATATTTGTTTTACAATATGGCTTTAATGTCGACTATGATATGGATAAACGTATATATGCGGTTAAAGAGAAATATCATCAAGATTTTGAGAATAATCTCTTTTATGTAAGTAATCCATATGTAGATTTAGCTGAAATAGAAAGGGATTAGAAATGGAAGTATTTTCTAATATTGTACCACAAAAAGATTTACGTGAGCAGTCCATGAAAGCATTGGATATCATTGCTGAATCTTTAGTAACATCTTTCGGGCCTTATGGTTCTGCTACTCAAATTAAAAAAGAAAATGTATTGCCTAAATTTACAAAAGATGGTCATACTATTCTTAAACATATCTTCTTCAATGGTATTATCGAAATGAGTATTCGTGAAGTACTCGAAGATTTAACAACTCACGTTGTTAAAGAGGTTGGTGATGGTACAACTAGTGCTATCTTATTATCCCAATTAGCATATAAACGCTTTGCTACTGGTCAAGAACCTAACTTGAGTGATGAAGCATATAAAGCTAGTGTTTATAACTTCAAAATGCCTCCAGCGGAAATTGAATATATGATTAATCGACTTGTAAAAGATGTATCTGCTCGTATTCTTTCTCATGCTAAGCAAATTGAAACTTACGAAGACATCAAGAAGATCGCTCTAATTTCTACAAACAATAATGAAGAAATGGCAGAATTGATTGCTGATGTCTATATGCAAAATGGTCAAGATGTTTATATTGACGTTAAACGCTCTAATGACTCCAAAGACTATGTAAAAATCTTTGATGGTATGACTCTTAATAGTGGATATGCTGATAAAGTTTATGTAACTAATGAAGCAGAATCTACTGCAGAAGTTAACCATCCTAAAATTTACTTCTTCGAAGATCCTATTGATACACCAGAAATGATTGGCTTCTTAAGTGCAATTCTTTATCATAATATCTTTGAACCATTAAAAGCTAGAACTAAATTGATTCCTACTGTTATTCTTTGTCCTAAAGTTTCTGCTGATGTAGCTACAGTTATGGATCCATTAACTAAGACAATGATTAATGCTAAAGCTAGTGGTATTAATATCCCATTCTGTTTAGTATCCGATATCCATCAAGCGGAAATCATGATGGACTTGGCTAACCTTTGTGATGCTAAGACTATTCGCAAATATAGAAACTTAGAACAACAAGTGAAAGATCAAGAAAATGGCGATGCGCCTACAGAAGAAACAATTCAAGAATGGTGTGGGTATGCCGATGCAGTAGTCGCTGGTTATAATAAAACTAAAGTAATCAATCCTAAAAATATGTATAAAGAAGGAACTACTGAATTCTCTGACTTCTATAAATCTATCTTGAATAACTTAGAAATGCAATTAGCTCAAGCTAAGCAAGATGGTAAAGATATGTCTGGTATTGGTAATCTTCGTCGTCGTGTTCATAGCATGAAAGCTAATATGGTAGACTTATATATTGGCGGTGCAACTCCAGAAGAACGTGATAATCGTTTCGATGCGGCTGAAGATGCTGTTCTTAACTGCATGTCTGCGGCCGAACACGGTTATGGTTGGGGTGCAAACGTCCAAGGTCTATTAGCAATCAAAGAAGTATTATCTGATGAAAATACAACTGGTGATTATAAAACAATTGCTCAGTTATTCTATAATTCTTATTTAGATTTGATTTCTAAATTATATGGTAGTTCTTTAAATGAACTTCCTGAATGTATGGCTCAAGCTTCTGATGAAGTTAAAGCTATGGTGGAAGAAACAAACTCTAAAGGAATCCCAGTAAACTTACGCACTAAGCAAACTGACTCCTTGGTATTATCTTCTATCCGTTCTGATATCACTGTGTTAGAAATTGTGGGTAAAGTTGTAGGTATGTTAGTTACAACTAAACAATTCCTATGTCAAACTCCTGCCCATAATATCTATATAAAATAATTGTCCAGAGCAATCTTGTAAGAGTAGGCCATAAAAGGTCTACTCTGCAAGACCTCACTCTAAGGAGAATTAAATGGCTGCAAAATTACATTTAACTTTAGAAGACTACGGAAGATCCCCTGCAGGTAAAGGTAATGTAATGGGATCTCAATTATTAGCAGAAAACTATAAGCAACGATTTGAAAAAGTTATGCTTAGAGTTAATGGTAAAATTGACCATAACTTTTACACAGATGGAGATAATTATTTCATTCTCCTAAGAGTACCATCTGAAGTGGTACCTAATTTTACATATGAAGTAGTGTTTAAGTTTATCCCTAAAAGTGGGGATGCTAAACATGCTAAAGATCTTAAAAATTATGAAGTTAGATTCTTCTCTAATGACCCTGCATTTACATATACTTATGCTCATACATATATTGAATATGGTTTATTAGTTGAAGAATTAGAAAACAAACTTTCTACTGAAGTAATAAAACAAAAACCAAAAGAAAGAAACCCATTTGGAGTTGTAAACTTTGCTAAGATTCTTTACTTTGGTTTCTTATATATAAAACAACATGGTTATCTAGAAAAGCATTACTATGAAGCATCTAATCTAAAGATTAATAGAAAAGATGACTTCTTAAAACTAGTAACTAAGTCTGATGTAAAAGCTATTGAGCGTGAAGAAGCAGAAAGTCATCTACGTAAAGTAGATCCTATGTTTAAGCATAGACTTGAACGTAAACGTCATGATAGTGGCGGTAATATAAAACAGACTAAGACCACTAAAGCTATCAAAAGAACTGCAACTACTCAAAGTAAACAAAATAAATCTGATAATATTAGGGTTACTCGCACGACTAAAACTACAAAACGTAAATAAATTATATATTATAATTTAGAATATGTGTAGTTTTATCGGAGGTGTACAATGCAATTAACTGAAGCTTTAACAAGTAAAGCTGTAAGACGTGAAATAACTCCAGGAGAGGAATTAGATCGAGACTATTCTATTAGAACTCCAGAAGTTAAAAATTATACTTTAAGTATATCTGATGAGAATGCTATTCCACCTGTAGATAGATGGGTACCAAATCCAGAAGATATTATATTTAGAGGCCTTAGGGGTAAACAAATTATGGCTCCTTTGGCTAAAATTTTAACTAATGATGATGAAGACATGCTTATGTTTGATTCATTCATTCTAAGTGTAAAGAAATGCTACTCCTCTGAAGAGAAAGTAGATCACTTTACACAATATTTGAATTATTTTGAAAAATACTATGATCCTGATCATGAATTGCTAGCAATCTATGCTCGTATGAAGTTTATGATTGATACCGATGATGCTGGATTATATACAAAACAACAATTCATGGCTGATATTAAACGAGATATTTTGTTTAGCACATTCGCTCGTAAAGTTAAAGCTATGAATGAAGATAATTTCATTATTCATATTAAACGTAATAAGAAAGATGGTAATGTACTTCAATATAGTAATCGTCATCTAAGTGCATTGATGGAAATTGGTCTATTCCAAATCATTCTAATTCCATTATTGACACATTATGCATATATGAAGAAGATTCAAAATATTGATGCTTATCTAATGGAATTCTATGAAATTCTTATTATTGACATGCATCCAGATATTGATATCTTGACTAAATTATCTGAAACTGCAAATAGCCGTATCATTCAAGATATGTCTAAGAATAGTGGTTCTTGGGATAAGCAATATATCCGTTCTAAGAATAAGTTCACATATAATATTGAAATTGTATGGGCTATTATTAGTCAGATTATCCCTAAAGCTATTTATGAAATGAATATTCTAAACTTGATCTATGTATCTATTAAAGGTAATATTACTAATAAGATTATTAGAGCTAAATATGAATATTCCTTTAATCAATTATCATCTGATCGTAATGAAGGAGACGATGATGATGATAATTCAGAATTCGATAAGTTTGAATCTCATCTTTCTAAGAAGAATGAAGCATTGCTTATGCATAATCAAGTAAACTTTCATTCTACTATGAAACAAATAGAAGAAAGATTTGGTCCATTCTCTAAAGGAGAAATAGAATACTATAAAGTAGAATTATCTAAAGGACGTAAGTCTCCAATAGTTCCACATCAAAAGATATTAGTATGCTATCTATTCTATAAATGGTTTGGAGATCCATCCGCTTTAGGATCTATCGATCTAACAAGTTATATTAAACTTATCATTGCCGCTAAGAGAATACTTGCAGCAAACAATCTACATACGATGGAAGCAATTCTATCTGGTAAGTTTGTTAAAGTAATCAAACGTGTAAATATGAACAAGAAGGAACTTCAAAAGATTACTTCTTCTAGTACATATGAAGCAGTTGCTGCTATTTATCATAATGAAAAGATTACTAATCTTTTGATAGCTATGTTGGCTACGATTGTATCTTCTAAATTCCAAATTATTGATTTTGAAAATAAAGAAAATACTGGTTTGCCATTTGTACCACAACAAGAACTATTGAATGAAGAGTTCTTGATTTATGCTAGTTTGATTAATAATAGATAGGTGATATAAATGGATGCAATGAACGGAAGAATCAGACATCTATATTATAATAGAAAGAAATCTTATGAAGAGATTGCTGAACTTCTAGGTATTAGTGTAGATGAAGTTACTAAATGTTTATTTGAAGAAACTTTTAATAAGACTACAGATAATGATAAATCTGAAAAAATATTAAAGTTTCCATCGAATAGACCAAAACCATTTGAATGCGATGTATCTTCATTATTGTCTCTTATTATTGTATATGATAAACTTGATGATATTGAAAAAGCTATAGATTTAGATGATAATGAATCGATTCAATACATATTATTATTCTTACATAAGTTATATAATGAGGTTGAAGATTCAAAAGTAAAAGATGTTATAGCTCATCGTATTACTGCAATACTGACATTGGTATTACCATATGATAAATCAGATAGTTAATATTCTTAGAGGGTAAAGAAAACAATGAAACTAATTGGATATTATTCAATCATCTCTTCATTGATCTTATCGAATAGACAAAATTTCCGATCTGAATTTACTGGTTATAGATTCGGTATTAATAAAGATAAATTTTATTATGCAGACTTAGATGATGATAAAGATAAAGTTTATATCTTAGACGATACTGATAATATTATGACTCAAAGTAAAAAGACTGGTAAATATAAAAACGTCGATAATTTCAATCGTGAAGCTAGAGATGCATTTACCGATATGATTAAATTCATGCGAAGTAAATATTATAATAAGAAATATGATATACGATAGGAGTTGAACTCCTATCGTATTCTATTTATTTATTAGGAGGCATAAAATATGCTTTTAAACACTTTAAAATTGTTAGCATTCGAAGGTATGGATGTAAAAATTAGTAAGTGTAATGATCATATATGTATTACAAATAGTAAGATAGAACAAGTGATCGAAAATGGAAAAAATGGTTTTAAAACTACCGCTATCAATACAGAGATTAGCAATGATGGTGAAATTATAAAATCAGATATAACTGAAAGTTATAGCAATAAAGTTACTGCTATATGTGATAAATATCCTAGTTACAATTATTTCAACAAAGTACCTCTAAAATGTAGCGAAATAATTCAAAGATCCATGGAAGTATATGCTATCATTATTATTCCTACATTGACACCAAGAGATTCTTTTATTATTGATAGATATGGTAGTGTAAATAAATTTCGTTATTAGTGTGAGGTAGAACGAAATGATTTTAGATATTCTGAAACTATTAGCATTCGAAAATATGGATGTACAAATTAAGAAAGTCTATGATTGTATATGTATTAGAAATGAAAAGTTGGAATTAATACATAAAAATGGAAAAAGTATGTATAAATCCACGTGCATAGATACAGAAATTAATTTAGATGGTGAACTTTTATCATCAAGAATTTCTGAAAACATTATGCCTAATACAAAAGTAATTCTTATACCTAATCAGTTATGCGATAAATACCCTAGCTATAATTATTTCAATAAAGTTCCTCTAAGATGTGGTGAAGCAATTCAGAAATCTATGGAGGTATGCAGTTGTGATATTCCTAAACTTGCATTCGGGGATTGTATTAATATTGATAGATTTGGCGAAATAACTATAAATCGTCTTTGTGATAGAAAGATGTATTAAAATGCTTTTAGATACTTTGAAATTGTTGGCATTCGAAGATATGGATATGCAAATTAGAAGGTTTTTAGATTGCATATTTATTATAAATGAAAAGAAGGAATTTATAACGAGAGATGGAAAAGCTATGTTTAAAGTCACAAGTATAGATACAGAACTAAGTTTTGATGGTGAACTTTTATCCTCTAGAATTTCTGAAATCTTTCTACCCAATGAGACTATAGAGTCTATACCTTGGATGTATTATAATTATCCTAGTTATGATTACTTTAATAGAGTGCCTTTAAGATGTAGTGAAGCAATCCAAAAATCAATGGAAGTATGTCATTGCGATATTCCTACATTGGAGATTGGAGAAATTATTAATATTGATAGATTTGGTAAAATAAATATTTGTAAAAATTAAAAGATATATATATATATATATTATAATTATAGATATTGATTCTTATTATAAGAAAGGAAAATTAAAATGGAAGATTGGAAAACAAGACTAATCGAAGAACGTAAAGAACTTGGCGAAAAAGTAGAACGATTGATCAAATTCTTAAATGAAAATAAAGAATGTGAAGACTTTGATCTACTAGCTGAGCAGTTGCACTATATGACTGGCTATTATGAAGTACTAACCAAACGTGTATCTAAATTAAGTAAATAATTTTACAGGAGATGAGTATTAAACTCATCTCCTAAATTTTATATATTGGAGGTAATATATTTTACAAAATAAACTTTTTAATTTTATTTTATAGGAGGTTTTCATAATGGAAAGACTATTGAAAAATGTAACAGAAACAGACATTATCAATTTTGATTTTATTAAGAGAAATAATCTGACTTTAACTACTGGTACATCCGAAAATGTGGATATATTATTCTCATCTAGATTAAGCTTTGAGCTATTATCATCTGCACATTCACGATTACGTAGAGATTATAGAATTGAATTCAACTATGTTGATATATTAGATATGGATCCAGAGGAAGCTCTAGATTACTTTCGTAGAAATATAAAATATCATATATTTAATAATCCATTATATAGATATTTCAATTATGATAAAATTTTAGAGTATTCTAAAAAATATCCAAGAATTAATTCAATTTTAGATAAATTTGAAGAAGAAAATATTATTGGTAGATCGATATCTATATTTTCAGTTAGTAAAAAGACATTCGATAAGAGATATAATTTAGAATTGACTTTAGAAATTCAAAATATATTAATTGAAAAAATATTAACGAATGTGAATGTCACTACTATCGACCTATTAAAAATGATAAGGGACTTTGTAGATGAAAATAATCTTATTCTGACAAAGAATAGAACGGGCTCTTTACAACACCTAATTGAAAGTGTAAGAGCTTTCCCATTAATATATGAAGATCTTGATGGATTTGTTAAAAAATATCATTCATTAAGTTATCATGATAAAGCTGGTTATATTTATAAACTTACAGGAATTAAAAATATACCTGATGTTAAAGCGGCATTACCATTTTTCCCTTTAATATTATCACTTCTTGTTGCTAAAAATAAAAAACGTTGATTAGGAGATATATTATGATAGACTATAATGTAGAAGTTAAAAAAGAATTCAATAAGCATCATAATTTGGCAAAAGTTCAAGAAAAATTCCCACAACTTAACCCTGCTAGTATTGTACACTATGCATTAGATACTGCAGTATATCAATACACATCTAAACCTGATAAAGATGAATCTAAAATCAAAACATTAGATTTCACCAATATCAAACCAAACATAACCCCTACTAATATTATTACAAATATCGACGATAAAGATATTAAATTTATTAGTGAAGGTAGAGAAATAAATATTACTGGTCGTAAAACAATCAATTACCAAGAATTATTCTATATGGTATTAATTGAAGGACGTTCTTTAGAATATCTATTGAATGTCTTAAATTGTAATGAATATTCCATCTTAAAAGGATTACAATTCTTACATGCTGAAGCAAGAGATGAAGTAATTAAAGCTAAGATTGTTGAATATTCTAATATTTACTTCTTTAAAGCATAGGTAATTTATGAATATAGCGGACAGATTAAAATCTGCAATACCAGATTCGCAATTTGCGGCTGGTAAGAAAGAAATAGTTTTAAGATGTCCGTACTGCGGGCATACATCATCGCCAGGAAAGAAGCATATGTATATAGGAGTATCTAAAGATAAACCTATTATGTTTAATTGCTTTAAATGTGAAGCTGGTGGGTTAGTAAATAGAAACTTCTTAGAACTATTAAAGATAAAGGACTTATCTTTAATATCTGAGATAGAAGAATATAATAAGAAGATGTTGAAGAGTAAGCCAAAAGCTTACTCTTCTATTTCTACTGATGAAAGAATAATAAAGTATAAAGATTTTGTCTTAGATGATAGAATCTATCAAGAAAAGGTAGACTATGTAAATTCCCGTTTAGGGGTAGTTTTACCTGTATGGTATTTATTAGAACTTAAGATTATATTTGATTTTACGTTCTTCAGACGCCAGATTATGCAGGTTCTGGGAGCGACAGAATCTGATTATGAGCGAATTCAGCGTGAGTATGTGGGTTTCCTCTCGATTAATAATACAGCATTAATTATGCGATGTATTAAACCAGTCGATAAGAAATTCAGATATTTAATAGTAAAGCTATCTGAGAATAACTTTACTAAAACTTATTCAATTCCAGCTCAAATTCCTATAACTACCGATAAGGTTTTAGTTAATATTACTGAAGGACAATTTGATATTCTTTCAGTATTTACAAACTTATCATATGGAGCTAATGGGATATATATGGCCGCATCAGGAAACAAATATCCAAATGTAATTTCATTAATTCTCTCTAGAGGAATTATGAATATGGATTTACATTTATATTTTGATAATGATGATGCTGGAGATATATCTATGAGACAATCAGAGTTCTTCATAAATAATAATATCCAATTCTTTAGAGGATCTTCTGTATATTTCCATAGAAATGAATCTGGAGAAAAAGATTATGGCGTACCATTAAGTAAAATTAAAGACTCAGTAAGACAAATATTATGATGCGGATGGGGATAAACCTCATCCGCTCACTTTATTTTTTTTTCTTAAACATCTCATTAATAAAGGAGGTAACATATGGGAAAATTCCTAGATACTACCTATGTTGGGACTATTAATTCTATCTTAGATTCTAAGAAAGATAGATTAGATAATACGTTCTATACATTTACAGATAAACCGCCTACAATTTGTACTTACTTCAATATTAATACTGCAGAAAGTACATTAGATGAAGGTACTGATCAAGCATATAGCTACACCGATGGAGATTCTCCATTAAGATATAATAAAATTAAAGATACAGTTCTATTTGGCTTAGATAAGATTCAAGTCCAATTAGAATCTGGTGATTATGGTATTGAATCTGATTCCATTGAAGGTGACGCATATGTCCTTCCAAATGCATTCAAGCCATATCCACAAGATTATTTTATAATCAATCATACAGATGAAGAATACCTATTCAAAGTTACAGGTGTTACTTTAGATACATTACCAACTGGGGTTAATATGTATAAGATTTCTTATCGTTTAAGTTCCCATGATGGTGATAATACAGATATCGAATCTCTAGTAGTTGAATCTTATACAATGGATACAACTAATATTGGTACTAATCTTTCTCTAGTTATCAAAGATGATGATCATGCTTATATTAAACGATTAGAAAATATCTGTACTGATATGATCACTTACTATCGTTCTTTATTCTATTCTAATAAGACTCAAACTTTCATATTCTCTTATGATGATCATAACTTCTATGATAGTTATATGATTGAGTTTATTAAAAGAAATGATTTAATGAATACTTCAAGTATTCCATTCATGCAAATTGCTCATCAGCTTGCAGTTAAAGAATCATTTGCTTTAGACTATTCTAGAACTCTTTTCCATTCTTTAGAAAGAAAAGATAAAACTTGTATTAATAATCCATCTTGTTATGGTATGAAGATTGAAGACAAGACTTCTATCTTATATTATAATATCGAAGATTATTACTATATCTTCCATCAATATAAACCTGGTGACAACTGGGTGGTTCCATCATTTGATGATGATACTGTAATGAGAATCCGAGATAATGAAAGATATGAAACTGGTGATCCATATTATTTCAAGAATATTATCATAGATTACTTTAATGATAACCAAGATAAATTAAATAGATATGATGAATTCCTACTAAAATCATTAGAAGAATTTAACTATTCTTTGCCAGCAAATGTTATATTTTACTACGTTCCTGTGATTATATTTATCCTAGAAGAACAGGTTAAGAATATAATGAAAAACCTATCTCGTTAACATATCAGTAATCTATATGGAGGTACTCTAAATGAACGAACTCGATAATTATTTCAAAGAGCAAATTGATAACGAAGATGCGTTCAATGTCATGATTGACGAGAACGGATTTTTAGATACTATGATTGCAAAACGAGATATTATCGATGCCATTGATGCTGATATGGCAAGCGATGATATTGTTGATGATGAAGGTATATTCTTAGCAACCATGTCTAGTGATGATCTAGATGATTTGGTTGATGATAATGAATATAATGAACTTGATTACTAAAGGAGGATATTGAAATGGATGATAACAAAACTATCCATCAAGATCTAGAAGATACTGCAGCTACAGTTGAAGATGTAATCGCAACTGATGATGTAAATGATGCAGATATGGACGAAACTATCGATGCTATCGTTGATGCTTCTGATGAATTAGAATTAGATGACGACGAAGATAATGATGATATTGACTCCGTTGAAGGTCTAGAAGATGAAGAAATTGATATTGAAGCAGAAGATGAAGACGAAGCTGCTGAAATCGAATTGATGTCTGATATCGACCAACAACATGAAAAAGACAGTGAAGAAATCGCTGAAGAAGTTGAAGATGATATCGAATTGACTGAAGCTTATCATTTAATCGATGATGCTTTGATCGAATCTGTTCTTACTTCTGAAGATGAATTAATTGAATCTATCTAGGAGGAAATATCAATGGCTAAACTTGTAAATGTAACTTGTCGTCGTCCTATTCGACTACGTAATAAATTGGTTCGTGCTATCCACAGAGAAATGTTGGAAGCAGAAGAAATCTTCGAATGTATTATTCAACATGGTGTTGTTGAAGAAATTCTTGAAGATGGTAGAACTCGTATTTTAGACTTCACTAACTACAATGAAGAAGTTACTGAAGAACCTAAAGAAGAAAAAACTACTGAACCTAAAGAAACTAAAAAATCTGGTAAAAAAGAAACTAAAACAGAACCTAAAGAAGAAAAAGAACCTGTAACTGAACCAGAAGTTAAACCTGAAACGGAAACAACTACTGAAGAAACTACAGAAGAAGATCCTAAAGGTCCTGAAACAAAAACTGAAGACGTTAAAGAAAACGCCGAAGAAAAAGTAGCTGAAGCAGAAGAAAAAGCTGCTAAAAAATCTAACAAAAAATAAAAAAATAAACATAAATACCCGTAGGATCATAGAAATCCTACGGGTATTTTGTCTTATTTGTTTTTTCTTCTTGGGTTTACTGTACGTTTAATATTACGTACGATAACTAGCACACGATGTGCTAACCAGAACAATATAAAATACTTTGCAACTTGCAAAGTAATTACTATTGATAACATGGAATCTTGACTCATATATTGAGTCAAGATATTAGACAACCAACGCAACCCAAAGAATGGGTCGATTGTCATTCCAATAATGAATGTAATAATAATTACACATAAAGCTGCAGCTACTAAAGCTGCAAATTTTACCATAATATCTGCTTTCATAATAAGATTTAACATAATAATTTCTCCTTAAAATAAAATATAAATTATAAATACGATATACACTTATCACTATAACACCTTAATAATATATAACTATTAAAACACAGTTTTACAAAGGTGATAAATATGCAAATATATTATCAGATGTCTACCAGGAATAAAAGCTTTCTGGATATGCATATATATCTTAAATCCATAGGAATTAAGAATAACAAATTCATGCTGGCTCTGTTAGACCCTGATTTAGCGGCTATAGACCCACATGATCCAAATCTAAACCAATATTATAAGGGTAAAGTACTAGCCGAATGTATGGCAAACTTCTGGTACTTTATTCGAGAAGTATGTAGAGTTCCAGACCAAGGTGGTAGTGGTACAGGTATACCATTTAGACTACATCGTGGTAATATGGCTCTATTTTTCTGCTCAATATATAATATGAATATCTTCCACGAGCTACCACGTCAACAAGGTAAAACCTTAGCAGCTGATGCTCGATATTTATATTTATTTAACTTTGGTACTTCGAATGCTACTATAGCATTCTTACATAAAGCACAAGACGGTTCTAAAGATAACTTACAAACTCTAAAGAACCTTCGTGAGTGTTTACCACCATATCTAAGAATGGATGCACCATTCAATAGAAAAGATGGTAAAGCTGCAAAAGCTTCAGATACGGTATTACGTCTAGAGCATGCAGTAAACAGAAATAAAATTATCACAGTAGCATCTGCGCGTAATAAAACTGCAGCTCAGAACTTACTACGTGGTAAATCTATTCCTTTATTATGGGGTGACGAATGGGGATTTGCACCATATAATGAAATCATTTATCTAAATACAGTTCCTGCATTTAAGAGAGCTGCAGATAACTCAAGAGCAAATGGTGCACCATATGGTATCCTATTTACAACTACCCCAGGCTTCTTGACTTCTCAAGAAGGGGTTTTTGCATTCCAAATGAAAGAAGATGCAGTTCCATTTAGTGAAACTTGGTATGATAAATCTTATCAAGAAATCATGGAAATAATGGAATCTAATACTAAGTCTACTTTCGTATATATTAAATTCACCTACCAACAACTTGGTTGTAGTGAACAATGGTTCAAAGAAATCTGTAGAACCATGAATAATAAATGGGAAGATATCCGTCGTGAAGTTTTGCTTGAATGGTCGAACTCGACAGATAACTCACCATTTACATTAGAAGAATTAGAAACAATGTCTAGATTGACTAGAGAACCAACCTCAGTAATAGATGTACTAAATGGCAAGTTCCAAGTTAATCTATATGATACTATTGAATATAATAGAAATGGTTTACCAGTAGATCCACCTATAATGGGTGTCGACGTATCTGGGGGTTATCGAAGAGATAGCTCAGCCATTTCCATTATAGATAGTAAGACAACTAAAGTAATAGCTGACTTTAAGTGTAACTATATTAGCCAAATAGAACTGGCTAAGATTATAGTTGAATTAACGCAGAAATATATGCGTAATGCTGTAATTAATGTCGAACGAAATGGTGTAAGAACGCACTGCATAGATAGAAATGTCTATGTATCAACAGGGTTAATTGCTTTGACGCATAGGAGTAAAGTTATCTCCTACGTTTAGCAGCGAACACATCTAATTTTATATTAGATGGGACGTTCAACGATCATCTCCTGACGGGAGAGTAGAACCGCAAGCGATCGGCGGAGGAAAAATCCTGGCCTCAGCAAGTAATGTTGGAGGACGACAAATGATCTAAGCACGTCTTGTAATGAGAGTGATGCAAATAATGCATGAGTATAGAGTAGCGACTATATTTAAATATGTCTGGGTTCGGGGCATCAGTTATAGCTTTACTTAAGAAAGCCGGAATTACTAATAATCTTTATTATGAATTTAAAGATAAAATTATTGAAGAAAGATTCGAAGGACCTGGAGCTATTAAGAGAATTAAACAGCTCACTAAGGTATTCGGTCTAGATTCAACTAAAGGTGTACGTGAACTTTTAATGGAAATATTAAAAGAACGTATGGATAATCATAAAGATAAGTTTGTATCTAAACGATTATATGATGAATTCCTTGGATTGGAAGTTAAACGTAATGGTAAGATAGAGCATTCTACAAATACACATGATGATTTAACTTTCTCATATCTAATGGCACTATATGTATGGTATGAAGGTAAAAACTTAAAAGAAGCATTTGGTATAAATAAAACAGTCTTAAAGACTGATGAAGATGTAGATGATGTAGTATTCGATGCAGCAGTAGAGACTGTTGAAATCTATGAAGAAACTATTCAACTACAAAAAGATTTAGCTAAAGATGATCCATCAGAATTATCACCTGTGGATAAGTTAAAAGAAGCTCAACGAGCTATCGGTATGACTTATCAAGAATGGATAAAAGCTGAGGATGCTAAAGAGAAAGAAGCTTTAGAAACTGCATTACAAGATCCACAATTCTTAAAGGCTTATGCTTATAAGTATAACTTAACTAAAGAAGATGTAGATCTAATACGTAATCAGCAAGATGGTAAATTGCCAGATCAAGCATTTATTTCTTTATATTCTAATGATACACCAACTAATGATTCCCATCTATCTGGCAATCTTTCTAGATTCTATAATCAAATCTAAAAATTTAAATATTTACTTACATTTTAGTAAATTTTAAATTAACTATTTAAGGAGGAATCCGATGTTTGGCTACAGTAACGGGAATGCTGGTTATGAACTAGCAAATGAACACCAATTATCTGAAATACTAGCAAACTTCAGTAGTGATTATATCTATGATGTAATTGATAATCATATTAATAAACGCTATGAGTTTGCTATTAATGCAAAACCAAATATGGTAAATGTATTTCGATCCAACTTTGATAATATTAGAGCTAATTATCCAATGGATGTAGAAAATACAAACGCAGTTGAACTCGATGTATATAAAAATATCATCGATACAATCTGTAATAAATGTAATGTATCCCATATTGATGAATCTGATGACAATATTTATTTATTGGCATCTACAATATATGATTTCTTGGTATGTGGATTTAATGCTCATATGACTAACTTCTTGATCAATCTAATTGTATCTGAGCAGAATTCTATTTATTCTGCTCTTGAATTAGAAAACTTGAAGAAATCTAAAGACAGCTCCACTATCTATAACAAGAAAGTTATGGATAATTCTAAATTAGCAGTAATCAATGCTAATTTACCAACAGTAATTCAATATATCTCTACACTAGATATTCGTATGGCTGATATCTTGGCTAATTGCTATCAGCAACCTATTGTAGATTTACTTACTTCTAATTTCAGTGAAGATGTTAATATCTTTACAGATTTTATGAAAACTATTATTTCTAATCAGTACTTATTCCCTGAATATGTGACTGAATTACGTTTACGAATTCAAAATATTAGAGGAGAATACAAATGAGTGTAGAGACAAAATTAGATATTGTTGAAGATTTAAATCTTGCTACAGAAGAAGATGCAGCTAGATTAGATGATAAGAACGTAAAAGCTATCGTTCCTGAAGTTCCTCCAACTGCTGAGGAAATTGATGCTATGGAAAAAGTAGAAGTTCTTGAGGAGGATAAGGCTGACGCCGACTTTCCCTCAAATGAAAGCCATGGCGAAGAACCAGCTAAAGATGGATCTAAAGAAGACACTCAAGACGTTGAGACTGTTAGCTCCAATGGAGTTTCCGAAAGCAACGAGAATGTTTCTAGCGATCCAGAATTGGAAGAAGCGTTAAAGAAATTTGACGAATTAACAATCTCAGTTGAAGATGTTAAGAAATCAATCTCTGAAAATAAAGAATTTCCTAAATTAGATTTGTCTGATGATGATATTCAAAATATCATTGATACATATCTAAAAGTAATTAAAGATGATACAGTAAATGTAGTTACATTACTTGCAGCTAGTCTAAAAGAAAAATTCTTAATTCAAGCTAGCAAAGATGGTGTAAATACTTCTAATGCTAAAGAATTAGAATTCTATATTGAAGGTCTTATTCGTGAAGCATGTACTAATGCATTAATGGATAAAGGTAAAGCTTTATTAGATGAAACGGTTAAGAAAGCTACATCTAAATTAGATGAAGATATTTCTATTGATGAATATATTGAAGCATCTCATAATGATCGTATTCAAAAAATGAATCAAGTTCTTGCTGATGAACAATCTTCTGATAAGGTTAAAGCATTTGCTAAATCTGTAATTAAAGCATTGAATGATTCTACTGATTATTCTGATATTTATGAATTCTTGAAATTGCATAATTCTTATTTCAATGCACTTCGAGCATTCAAACATCAAGAATACTATCGTAGAGAAATCATGTCTGCTTTACAGGCTATTGGGGTTAAGACTGCAAACGTAGCAGCTATTATTGATGCTATTGGTAGATTTAATCATAATCCTGACAATACAGTTGTAGTTAATGCTATCTTACTTCGTGTAATTTATACAAATACCAACTTTAAAAACAAAGTTGATTTGTTAAAATTATATAGCTTTATTATGAATCTATCTGCAGCTATTCATATATATGAAACTAAAGATGAAGTAAATGATTTCTATAAACAAATCATCTTTAACTTCCAACAATTAGTTGCATATATTGATAAAGGTTTTATTGAATGGAATAAAACTGCCCATGTAGTTAAATCTGAAAAGAAAACTAAGAAGCGTAAATAATATTATACATATAAATAATGGTGGCCAATGGTTTGAAACCATTGGCCTATTTATTTTTTCTAAAGGAGAATTATCATGGGAAATAATATAAGTGCTACAGCGGAGGAGCCAATCAGAAATAAAATAAACAATAAAAAGTATATAGATATAAATAATGTAGTTATTGATGAAAAGTTAAAGGTAATCAACTTAGGATATTCTAATGGTGTAGTAGTTAGATATGCCAGAGATGGAAGAAAGCTAGACGATGGTAGAACTGTATCTCCTGAAATACCATTTGAAAATCCAATCAATAAAATAAAAGACTTTATTGGTAATAATGCTGATGATCCAAGTCTAAATATAGAAGTATCTCTATTAGATACATATGAAACTAAAGATGGTAAATACTTATTCTATTATACTGATGGATCATTTGTATCAGTTAAAGATAGAGCTATTATAGTTGATACTAGAAATCCTAAAAGAAAATATCAAAGTATTAGAACTGCATTAGTATATAACTATTCTGAATTGTTAGATGTAACAACTGATAGATTTTATACTAAACCTGAGTTAACTGATTCTCAAAAGTTAGCTGAATATAATAGAAAGTATTCTAATCTACCACAAGATTTACTAATGGGATATTCATCTAATAATTCTAAAAGAATTAATAGACTTGCTGATTATTACAATAATAATCCATTTAGATTTTATGATCCATCTAACTATGTAAATGATTATGAATCATATAAAGATTCATTTAAAAAACGACAAAGATAATGAATTTGGAGATGGGCTAGTATGTCCATCTCCTATATATTTTTTCAACATTAGGATAATTGAATATTACTAATCATGGAGGTACTAATATGGCTTTCGATAATGTTGTAGATCCTACTAGTTGTAATCCTTATACCACTGCTAGTGGTGATCGTAAACGTGCTTGCCCTAAAGCTAATCTTGTTGATATACAAGCTAAAATTCTTAGATCTTTAATGCTATCTTTCACTTTCTCTAATCCTCAGGATAACTATAAAGTTCTTCTTTATGAAGGATCTGATGAAATCTGGGAAATTGACTATGTAAAAGATGGCGAATTACAACGTGCTGCTGGTAAAGTTGCTGGCTTTGAATGTTGGTCAAATAAACATGTAGCTTTGTCTACATATAGAGCTAATGGAATCAAAGAACGTGATGAAAAAATCGTAGTTCGTTTTGATTGCTCTATGGATTATAAAAATAAAGTTGTTGCTATTGATGTTAGAAATATTAGACGTCTTAAATTAGCAGGCTCTATTTCTGACTCTGAACTTACTCAAGATTCTGAAAATAAATTCTATAAGACTTCTAAGAATGCTTATAACTTCTTAAGAAACTTATATCCAAAAACTTATATGGATATTACAGAATTAGATAAAGAATTGAATACTGATTTAATGGAATATGCAGATCACATGTTTGATGGTGGTACTTCTTTATTAAGATTACCTCCAATTAACTTAGCTAATACTGTATCTGCAGACTATATGTTTAAAGACAATGAAAACTTACAATCTGTAGTTTTATCTAATAGTGATAAATTAGCATCTGCAGTTGGTATGTTTGAAAACTGTCGTAAATTAAACAATGTAGAATTGAATACTAAATCTGTACAAAGTGGCGAAAACATGTTTAAAAATTGTAATAGTTTAGTTGCATTGAAATTAAATGTAAACTCTTTGACTAACACAAAAAATATGTTTTTAGGATGTAGATCTTTAACTAAGTTGCAAGTTACTGGTGAACTTAAAACTGGTTTAGATTTAACTAAATGCCCATTAGATGAAAACTCTGTAGCATCTGTATTAAATGCTTTAAGTAATAATGGTCCAGATGAAAGTCAATTGATTTCGTTTGAACCAAGAGATGTTAATGCTACTTTACTTCCAATTGCTCAAGCTGCAGAAGCTTCTGGCTGGACAATTAGAGGCCTAAACTTTGTCGGAGATAAGATGGAAGAAGAGCTTTCTATCGATCTACTTGAGTCTTATAAACGTGGTAAATCTGAGGGCTAATACGCCTCAGATTAACCATAGACTGATAATACAGGCGTATAACCGAATATACTTTATTAATAAACATATAAATAGTTAATAAATAATTAACTATTTTCAAGAAAGGAGAATTTCTTTAAATGGCTACTAAAATTGCTGATCAAATCAAAAATATCTTGAACCCTTTTGCTACAGAAGTTGGTAAAGATATTAAAAAATTAACTGATTCTAAGCAGGATAAACTTAAACCTGGTCTTAATATCACTATTTCTCCAGATGGCACTATCTCTTCCACTGGTGCAGGTGAAGCTCCAGATTTGAGTAACTATCCTACAACTGCACAAGTTGGTACTATTGTAGATGGTAAACTTGCCGACTATGTTAAGACTGAAACTTTAGCTAACTATGTTCAAACTGCTACGCTTACTACTACTTTAGCAGATTATGCTAAAACAGAAGCTTTAGCTAACTATGTTCAAACAACTGCATTAACTACTGCATTGGAACCTTATGCTAAAACAGCTGCTTTGGATGCATACGTTAAAACAGAAGCGTTGACTACTGCTTTGACTCCTTATGCTAAGACTGAAGCTTTAGATGCATATGTTAAAACTGATGCATTGGATACAAAATTACAACCTTATGCTAAAACAGAAGCATTAACTGATTTTGTTACAACTACATCTTTAACTAATGGTTTAGAACCATATGCTAAGAAAGACGAAGTTGTTAAGACTGCAGACTTGGAAGGTCTAGATACATTCAACTTAGTTGAAGTTTACAACACCGCTAAAACACAAGGCTAAGTCTTAAACTAAATATTTAATTATAGAGATGGTATTCAGTACCATCTCTATAATTTATATTTTCGGAGGTATTATGAAGCTTAATGATATTATTAAGAAACTTCTTACTACCTTTTCTAAAGAGGTAGCTAAAGATGTTTCTAAGTTGCAGAAGGATATAGTTAATCTGAAACCAAAAAGTGGTGTAACTCCACCAACTAGTGGTGATTATGTAGGTCAGATCTTCGCAAAAGAAGATGGTCCAACTAAGAAACTTAAATTTTGGGATGGTATTAACTGGACTGATGTTAGTAACTCTCAAAGTGCATCAGAAATAAACTCTATGGTCGATACTGCTGTAGGGAAGAAGTTTAAAACTGGCGCATATGATGATATACCAAAAAATGGTAAAGAAGAAAATGAAGCCAAAGGTTATACTGCTGGCTCTATTTATATAGATTATGACTCCAATGATGTTTATTGTTTAGACAGATTCTGGAAATGGAAAAATATCAAAGGCATTCAGGTTAATGATCAAATGCCACAATATTCATCGTATGCTGGAGAATTATATTATACTCCTAGAAGTAAGAAGTTATATATTTGTCTAGGCGGTGAAACTTGGGTAGTATTATATGATGGACTAGCAACACAGCCTGATACTAGTAATTTTATTACTCGCGATGAATTAAATACGACTCTTAAGAAAATAGAAGAAGAAATTTCTAAAATTAGAGGTAAATAATTATGGCAGATGACAAACAGACAACAACTGATCTAGTCAATAAAGTAGTAGAAAGCTTCGGGTTATTACATAATGACTTAGAAGAAGTTAAAAATATTCTAGTTAAAAATGGTATTCAGTCTACTGGTACAACTTCTCAATTAGCTGCAGAAGTTACTAAACTTCCAGAAAAGACTGAAGAAACTATTAAGAAATCAGGAGAAGTTAAGGGTCTAGCTAATGGTATTTTAGATATCACTGGCGGATTCACTTATGCCCCAAATACTACATCATCTTTAACTGAAACAAATTGTATAATTAATAATAAGAATAAAGAATTTACTTTACCTAAAGGGAAAGATTTAGAAATGTATTTCCCTACAGATAGTTTAGTTAATAATATTCTTACATCTGAAACATCTCAAGATAAACGAAATTTAACATTAAATGTATCTGATAAACAATTTTTGCAAGATTCGTATGCTTACTTAACTGGGGCTAAAGATATTGGTGATATTAATTTTACTGTAAATATTAATGATCAAAGTTTAACAAAAGTAAACTACAACGGAAAACAGTATGTAAATTTCCCTAAGGAAGGGAATAATGATAGACCTGGAGTTTCCGTATTTACTGGTAAAATTGGCTTTGCCGATTATAATACTAAATTTACAGTTAATGGTGAAGTATTAGAGAATGTAAAATGTGATACATTCACTCTTACTCCTAATAAATACGTAAAAGAAGTAGTATGTAATAATCTTAATATAGATTATTATGCTTTGATGAATATTTTATATAAATATAATAAGATAGTTGCAGCTTATGAAACAGGAGAAGAAACTCCAAACTTTGATCCTATCATTATTAAAGTTAATAATGAAATTACTGATGTTGAAAATATTAGTAAATCGTTAGACTATAGATATAAACGACCAGCATTCTTAGATGATGTAGATCCATTAAATAATAGCTCTTTGTTTAGTGATGAAGAACTTAAATATGCAGCTTTTGAAAAAGCAAAAAATATCATTGGTCTTAGTCATACTCCAGCTGAATTTTTATCTAGAATGTGTCATATTCTAGTAGATCCAGCTAAAATTAATTTAACTAGATCTATAAAACCTCTATTGATGAGACTTCCGTTATATAGTTTAGATAATACTAAAAAATATAACTATAGTAATCGAACTTGGGAAGAAGTGTCAAAAGCTACAGAAGATGCTTCTCGTTATTTTGATATTACATCTTCTGGTGAGTTCGACACAGATAATGGACAACTCATTGGTATTGATAAATCTCAAAAGATTCGTCAAGGTATATGTAAAATAAATCCAAATCCTGAAACTAGAGATAAAGGTATCATAGTATTAGAAGATTTATATTCTAATAGAGATATCATATGTAAAAAGAATTCTTACTTTACCGAAACTCCAGATAATCGCTACATTATTAAGAATAAAGCCTTAGTTGAAACTCCATTCGATTCCAATAACTATTTCCTTAATAGTATTAAATTTGAATTTGAAAGTACACATAATGTAGGTAGTTCTTATCCTTTCCATGATCTAGATTTTAGTAGTGATAAATTGGAAGTAAAATTTGGTAATGATATTAATACCGGCTCTGAATATGCAGAAATACGCGATTATGTACGTACTATGCCCGGTCCTATAAATACTAAATTTAAATCTTCCGATAATACAGATATTACTAAATTAGATATGACTGCATATTCCGAAGGTTGTCCATTATTCTTCAATAAATATATTACCGAAGTTAAGGTTAATAAAATTATTATTCCTTACAAAGCTAAATCTTTCAGACGATTAATATTTGGGAAAATTAGTGATACAGGATTTACTAAGTTTATTTTTTCAGATAGCCCATCTATAGCTGAATCACTCACATGGTCCTTATCTTTCTATAGAGATAACCTTAGTGAATACGATTATGATTTCGGTGACTTTGGTGTGTATAATCATACAGGTTATAGATTTGATTGCACTCAACAAGATGCAATTAATAATTTTGTATCTCATATCCATTGTCATATTAGATCTAATAATCCAATTCTTCAAAATAAAAACTTTTTAAAATATCGTTTACCACTATTTACATTAGATGGTAATCAACGATTTAACTATTCTTTACGTCAATGGCAATTAATTGGCCAATATGATCCTAAGAATGATAATAAACCAATGACTCAAATCTTCCCAGAATTGGCTGAAGAACTTAATAAAATGAGAGTTATTGGTAGTAAAAATGTTTAATGGAGGTATAAATTATGCCAGACACTCCTAATATGACCGAAAAGGTTATAGAAAATTTAAATCTTTTACATAATGATCTCCAAGAAGTTAAAGCCGTTCTAGTTAAGAACGGCATTAGCTCTACTGGTGCATCTTCTAAGTTAGCTGCCGAAGTTGTAAAACTTCCAGAAAAGGCTGAAGAAAATATTAAGAAATCCACAGAAGTTAAAGGTATGGTTAACGGTACCTTAGACATTACTGGTGGATTTACTTATTCTCCATCTTCTAGTGAAACTTTAGATACTAGTAATACAATAATATCTTCGAATACAACAGAATTTACGATCCCTAAAGGTAAGAAATTAGGTATGTTTTTTCCAACTGATGAGTTAGTTAATAATTTGGCTAGTACTCATACTAGCTATGATGATATACATCTTAAGTTGACAGTTCATGATATGAATTTACTAGATCCAAATACTATGTATTTAACAACAGGGTGGACAAACCTCGTCGATTATACAGTTGATATTAAAGATGAATTTAAAAAAGTAAACTATAATGGCGTTGAATATTATGATCTAACACAAGAAACCAATACATCAAATGATTGGAGTGACCCTAATAGGAAACAATTTAGTGGTATGGTGACATTCTCAGATTATAAAACAAAAATTACATTAAATGGTGAAGTTCCAGAAAAAATTAAATGTGATACATTTGTTTTATCCGGTAATAAATTTATTAAAGAAGTAGTATGTAATATGGTAATGATAGATTATAGATTACTTAAGCACCTCTTCTATAAAGATAATGGATTGATGAATGATTTTGATGACGATGCTACATATGATCCTATTATAGTTAGATTAACTAATAAGTATAAAGAATTTAGTGGTTATTTTTATCAAGAAAATAATTATGAATATAATACAACTGATTTAGAGGCTAATTTCACCAAGACTGCAGATCCATTAGCGGTTAATTCTTGGACTGATCTAAATTTAAAACCTATATATTTTAAAGAACAAAGTAAAAACTTTAAAGGCATTAGTGCTAATATTGCAAAACTAATGTCTAAGCTAGTTCATATTTATATAGATCCATCTGTGATAAATGTAGATAAACTTGAAGCGATATTATTGAGGTTGCCTCTTTTTAATGAAGATGGTAGTAAAAAATACAATTACTCTACTAAGACTTGGGAACCGGTGGCATCTGCTACTCCAGATGATAAAAAATATTATGAAATATCTCCACCATTATTATATGATGGAACTGTAGATACTTATAAGATGCTAGGAAAAGATAAAATTCCAATGTTATATAATCTATACCCCTATGACACTAGTAGTAGTTCTCCATTAGAGGGAATAGTCTTAATTAATGATAGAGTCTTTAATAAAGATCGTATTATTAGCAAATATAATACTATATGGCCTGCTTGTACAAACTATAGTATTGGATCAGGATATAAATTACATTCTACTGGTCTTACTCCAATGAGTAGTCAATTACGGTTATTGGGAAAACCAGTAACTGTAGATGTATCAAGAACTACAGATGCTGGTGTTTATCCATTTGGTAATGAAATAATGTATACTGCATTTGATTTTACTATAGAGCTTGGCTATATAGGAAAAGATGAAACCAAACTTGATTATGATATGACATATAAACCCGCTTTCTATGTAGCCCCACCATTTACTAAATTTAAATCAAATGGTGAACAAATTACGAAAATGAAATTTATCGATGGCGAGGCTCCTCTAATTTATAACAGTACTGTTTCTGAGGTTAGAGTAAATAAAGTAGTATTACCTATGCATGCTAAAGTTTTTAGAGATCTAGTTAGTGGAAATATAGATAATATTTATCAAACCAAACCAACTCCAATTAAATATATATTTGAAGACACTGGAGTTAAAGTTGTAAAACCGACATTAGAGCACTATGATGAAATGGCAGATGTAGATGCTTTCGTTAAGAGTGCATACAATGCACCAGATTATAGATTTGATTATACTCAATATGCGGCTATAGATAAATTTGCTAAATATATCCATTGCTGTATTTCTGAAACAAATCCAGCTATGACTGATGAAGATTTCTTGAAATATCGTATTCCTCTATTTAATAAAGATGAAACTAAACGATATAATTACTCGACTAAACAATGGGTCGATGCCGATTCTTATAGAATTCCATTTGATGCTACACCATCAACAGAACTCTTCCCATCTAAAGCAGAAGAATTGTCTAAAATGATGGTTATCGGTACTCCGATTTACTAATTAATATAAAATACTCAATGAGGTTCATCCTCATTGAGTATTTACTCGTTCTTTCAACAATTAAATATAGAGTTTTAATATTTTCCCATGATTAATAGGTTGGAGAAATTACTATGAAGAATCTTACTCAACTCATTAAAGGCATTTTAACCCCAGCAATTCAAGAAGTTGCTAAAGACATTTATAAGCTTAGTACTAAAGTTAATGAAGCAATCTTAAAAAATCTAGCACATATTAAATCTGCAGATCATATTACTTTAGCTACAAATATTAAATTAGATCCTGATGTTAATCAATGTCAAGGATTTACTTACAACTTTAAAAAGAATACATTTATTCTTGCATGTGTTAATTCAGACAATAGCAAACAAGTTATCTATGAATTATCACCAACAGACTTCTCTGTTTTAACTAAAAGATCTTTCACTGGTGCTGATATCTTAGGCCATTGCAATACCTTGACTTATGATGGCACTCACATCTTAGTTACTAATGGTGCAGCCAATGGTAATAGAATTTATAGACTTAATGACGATTTAACAGTTGATGGTTATACCGACTATACTGATAAATTCTTCAATATTGACTATAATAAAGGTAGCAAAAAATTATTATCTATAGTTCCTGGTGATACTAATGCTACACGTAAATTAAGATTATATGATTATGCTAATCTTAATGCTGTAGAAAAAGAAGTTACAGTAACTGTAAATGAAACAAACAATGATTCTAATGGTGCATTACTTATGGATAAAACTATTGTATTTGCTACATTGAATCGAATTGTTGAATCTGATTATGCTGGTACTATTCTACGTGAAGTAGAAATCAATTCCAGTATTGAAATTGAAGACTTTGCATATGCAAATGGTATGATTTATATGGCATCTAATGAAGGTGGAAAAGTTAATATCTACGTTCATGATCCTGTTAAATCGGCTTATGAGCATATTAATGATAATCATTTCAAAAGCGGTATATTCTTACCAAACCAACAATATTTATATGGTAAATCCCCAGATAACAAATGGATCCCAATTGCTAAAGTAAATAAAAATGGTAATGTAGAAATGGGGTCTAAAGATAAGTCTATGGCATTGTGTACAAATGCATTAACTGTATACGATGGTACTAATTCTAATACAGTTATCACTACAGCTCATTATGGCACGGCTATTTATAGTAAGAGCCAAGTAGATACTAAATTGAATGACTATGTAACCAATACAGTTTTAGAGCAAAAACTTAAAGCTGGTGCCGGAGCTCAAGATTTATCTGCTTATGCAACCAAAAAAGAAGTTCAAGATGTAATGGCTAAGATCAATGAACTATTAGAAAAAACTAGAGGTGCAAACTAATGTCTATGACTAAAGTTAATGCCTTCCTTAAAGAGGATGGGAATTCCCTTATCTTTAAGGGAGATGGGGAATTAGTTTACTATATCCCTGAAAATTATTTTAGGAATGACGGTCATATGAAGTATGCAGAAGAAGCCGGAGAGTATATTAATACTCTCGGGCTTTTTTCATATGAGGTCTTCGACTCTAAAGGAAAATCGATATATGGAGTTAAACTATTTAACCACCCTGTGTTAATTTCCTGTATGCCTTCTTCTGTTGAAAAAGTCAAAGACTATATCCTAGACAAGAAGATTCCAGTTCCTGTAGATTATCGTATTCTTAGATTTAAGAAAGATGATGTAGCTATTGTAAATACTGGATCTCCAGAAGATATCACGAACGTAGAAAATATGTTTAGAATATTCATGATTACTGGTAATATACCTAATGTAATTCCTTATGATGAATTACATACCTTCTTAATGGACTCTATTAAATTTAATGGATCTTCCTTCGGTATATCTGCTCAGATGTTTGGTATTCTTGTTTCTGAGCTATGTAGATCTACCAAAGATGAATCAGTTCCGTTCCGATTGGCTAAAGAGACCGACATGCATAAATATAAACCGGTATCAATTAAGATGATTCCTAAATATATTTCAGCCTTCACATCTATCACTTCTGAAAACTGGGATGATGCTGTCGTAAATGCAGTAATCAACAAGAATAAGGTAGATAGCCCTATGGAAAAGATCCTAATGACCTAAAGGGCCCGGAATAACATATGAATAAAAGTTTAAATAGATCTCCAATCGGATCGTTTAGAACTATTTTAATTCTATTAAGGAGGAAATAAGAGATTATGATTGGTACAAAAATCATTCTTGAAGACCAAAGTTATATTCCTTCTCTGAATGTAGCTGACTCTACTGTTAGGCCGATTGTATTTGCCGGCTTCACATCCGACAAAGGCACTGAAGAATATACAAAATGGCAAGGTAAAGATTTCTTTGACCAATATGGTGAAATTTCCTTTGCACGTCATGGGCAACCTTTACTTCAAGCCGCTAACGTAATCAACAATGGTGGTATTGTTTATGCAAAACGTGTTGTTGACCCAACTTCTCGTTTAGCTATGCTTGGTGTTGTAGCTCATACCAAAGAAATTTCCCGTCAAGAAACTCGAATTAAAACAGACTCTGTAACAGGAGCTCCTGTAACAAAACCAGATGGAAGTTATGAAATGGAAGATTTATACTGGAAGAAAACTGACGTAGATACAGTTTCCAAACCAGAAGATCGTCCACTTTACACAAAAACTGAAGCAGGTAGTGACGGCGTTGCTGCTATGTTTAAAGTTTGTCAAGTTAACTTCTCTATAGAAACTCTTGAAGCTACTGAAAATAAATATGGCTCCGACTATAAAGCAGTTGCTGAAGCTTTCTATAACAAATTCAAAAACAACAAAGATAATCGTTATCCTTTGTTCTTAATCACTGATAATGGTCGTGGTGTATCTGCAAAATCCATTACCATTTCTACTGATACTACACTTTCTCGCTCTGCTCAATCTACTCGTTATGTATTGGACATCGAAGAAAACAATAATACATTGGAATCCATTGTATTCTCTTTAAATCCAGATGAAGTAGAATCTGGCTTTAACTTATTCTTTGACTCCGTAATCAAACGTACTTCTAAACAAGTAAAATGCTTTGGTTTCGAAGATCAAGTTAATTTGTTATTCGCAAAAATTGCTTCTCTTTCTGGTATTGAAGAAGCAGTACTTCGTGAATCTGATATCATCACTGCACGCACTTGGAGAGGCGAAACTTTCAAAACATTTGAAGTTTTAACTTCTACAACTGATGGTATTGCTACAGTTAAACTTGATTCCGTAAACGGTCATCCTTTGATCGGCGGCTTCAATGGTGAAACTTTTGGTGATGCTCCTATCAAAACTTATAAAGGTGTAACTGATAATCAATCTGTTTATGCTAAAGAAATGACTAAAGTATATGATGGTACTTTTAATGATGAAATCTATGACACAGACAACAACCCTATCGATGTGGTAGTTGATGCGGCATATCCTCACATTACTAAACGTGCTATCGAAGCATTAGTTACTTTCCGTCAAGACGTATTCTTCTTCCGTGATATGGGTACAACTGGTTTGACCAATATCCTTGCTATTAAGAATGCTAAGACACTTAACAATGGTATCAATAACAAATTTATCGGTACTTATTGTCAATACTTTGATACTTATGATCCATATACTAAGAAACAAGTTACTGTTACTATGGGCTATGCAATCGCTCGTTTGATTTGTATGCACTTTGCTAATGGTCGTTCTCTAGTTTGTGCTGGTCAAAGTAATGGTTGGACAGTTCCTGAAATTATCGAAGGTACTTTAAGCTATGTACCTAAGATTACTCCAGCTGGCAACCAAGTAGACCAAATGGATGACCTTCGTATCAACTTTGGTAAATACTATAATGGTATCTTCCATATTGCTACTGAATATACATCCCAAGATATCTTTACACAATTGAGCTTTATCAATAACGTATTGAATATCCAAGGTCTTATTAAAGATATTCGTATTCAATGTCCTAAATCCCGTTATAAATTTATTACTGGTGCAGACTTTGAAGATTATAAGAAAGATATTCAAGCAGTTATCGATGCATCTTCCTCTAAATTTGCATCTATTTCTATTGATTTCCAAACTGATTCTGTATATGCAGCTAACAAGATTGTATATGCTGTAATCAAAGTATCTTTCAAAGATTTTGCTCAAGCAGAAATCTTCCGTATCGTAGCTATTCCAATTGCTACTACAAACAATAGTGCCAAGATCTAATAAGGAGGATAAAAATGGCTGAACAACGTACAAGCGGTGCTGTTAATTTTATCTTCGACGGCACTAAAGATATTCGTGATTTGACTAACTATGCTTTATTCCGTGGTGTAACTGACTGGGCTAACCTTTACCAATTCAACCAATTTGAATCCGGTTATGGTTTATTCTTAGTACTTGATATTCCATTCTTCTTAAAGAAGTTAGCTGAAAAACATGAGCAATATGCTAAACTAATTAACACTTACGTTCATATTCTTGAATATGAATTCCGTGGTCTTGACGGTATTGATAACATCAACTCCGAAACTGCAGAATTGACAAACGGTGTTAAAAATATCAACGTAATCAACAAAGTTAATAGCCAATCTGCTTCTACTTTCACATTACGTTACTTTGAAAAATCTGGTTCTATCTTAACAAAAGTTCATGAATTGTTCTTGCGTGGTATCAAAGATCCAACAACACAAGTTAAACATTATCATGGTCTTATTGAAGATGGTACTATCACAGATCCTGGTTTCGATAAAGAAGTATTTAGCTTCTTATATATCGTAACTGATAATACTTTGATGAACGTAGAAAAAGCATTCTACATTGTAGCTGCTCAACCTACAAATGCTGACTTGAATATCTACAACGTAGATCGTCAAGATATCGGCTTCAAAGAATTGTCTGTTGAATTCTCCGGTTTCCCTATTGCTAACCCATCTGTAAACAAGAAAGCTCAAAGCTTACTTGATTGGGTACGTAAAGGTACAATCTGGGATGAATCCGAAATGACTTACTCTGGTATTACTAACATGAAACCTTTCAATGGTACATTGACTGGCAACGGTGAAGGTAATACTGGTTCTAAGACTACTTGGACAGGTAAATAATAAAACCAACTAAATAAAATCAGGACTAGGCCTATAAAGGCCTAGTCCTATTTATTTGGTCACTAATTTTTTATAACATTTTAATGACTGCAAATAAGGTGCCAATGTTTCATAACATACTCCTAATAAAATAACATGACTACTTATACCAAAATTTCATTTAAAATCGATTAATGAACGTGAATATAAATACCTTGCTCGCTGCTGACAAATAAAACCAAACGGAAAACACTATACACATAATAACAAATTGTACGGACTTAAAAATCCTTATTTGCAGTCTTCATCTCCTATCCAAAACAATGACGACAAAGCAATATCGGACATAGGCTTGAAGCCTATGTCCGGTTTTTGCTGTTTAATATCCAGCATCAGAAGATCCATCATCTTGATCAGTTGCTAATTTAGCAGCCTGTAAACGTGTTTTATCTTTAACTGCGGTAATCATATCCATATCTAAATATCCTTCAAGCAATCTAGCTTTAAGGTTATTTTCAAATAATGTACGAGTTGTATCATCTAAGTCAGCACCAAATGCTGCCGCACTAGATGTAGCAATATCATTAGCATTAACTATGAATTGATTTGTATTTGTAAGATTCAAGAACATCGGAACCGGTAAGTTTACTTTAATAGTAGCCAGTTGGTTATTAAATTCACCACGGTATAATAATGTCATGATCTTAGATAGGAATCTATTTGCAATAGTTTGTCTATTATAGATCTTCTTCAAGAATCTACTATTAGACATGGTAGCTTGGATTGCATAATCCATAGATTGTCTTGCTTGAACTATTTCGAAAGGTACATCTGTAGCATCAACAGCCATAGTTTGTAGTCTATCCATTAGTTCAGTTTGTGGATCAATATTTTGACCTTGCATAACTTCAAATTGTACTGGAGCATTACCAGAGTTATCTGTAGGAATTACAAAGTCATTAAATCTACCAAGAATATTCAATACATTTTTCATAGATTCTAATTGACGAATATTGAAGTTTTGACGTTTCAATTGGTCAATTGTATTTAAAAGAATCTTAGAAATATTTGTATCAATACCAGATTGTTTTACATAATAAACACGGCGGTCTTGAGAACGAGTCATAGCGCCAATCGTATTAGTAATATAAAGACCTACATATAGTTTCGCAGGAATCAAAGATTTATATAAATCAGAGATACCACGATATGTATCTGGATCTAATTTAAAATAGCAATGAACTACATCATCTGGAGGTAAGAAAGTTACAGTATATTTATTCTTACCAACTTGTAGATCATGTTTAAGAATAGCATAAATTTCTTTAGAAAGATTTTTATTTAACTTGATAAATTTAGTATCAATAGCTGTAGATAATTTATGAGCAACTGTTTTAACTACCGCATCAGATAATACAGCAGAATTCTTTGTTGCCATTAAATCAGTGCTTTTATTAATACCTAATGCATTAACTGGAGTAGTCGTATCACTTACAGGGAAGTCATCCTCTAAACCAAATACACTATCATTTTCAAGATATGCATATCCTAATACTAGGTCTTCAATCTTAATAGGAATGATTTTATATCTATTTAATTCTTTAAATAGACACCCATTCAATCCCCAATTTTCCTTAGTATTAATATCATGACCACCAATGGTAGTCAAACCATTAGATGCAGTATCATCCATGAATCCACTTGCATCTAATTTATCATCAGCAACTAATGAAACTGTACTTGTTGTAGCTTCATTAAAGTTCATAGAACTTTCTTTAATTGCTTGGAATCGAGAAATTGCATTATGGCGTTCCATAATAGGACCATATAATGCATTGCTAGTATTGAATGTAAAGTCTATAGATACTTTATCTTTATCCTTAGAATCAATACTAGTATTAGAGTAAGTAGAACCATTTTCATTAAAAGCTGGACTACTACTAATAACTCCAGATTCATTCAATACGATAGATTCACGTAAAGAGCTCATTTGGTTATTAGGATTATTAAGAATCTTCTTAATAGCTCTTTCATATGGTACGATATAGATGAATCGCTCACCATACTTAGAAGTATTATAGATGATATCTTGGAATTTAGCTAACAAATCATACTTATCTTTCAATACTTTGATATTTTCATAGAAAGTATCTTTATTAGTTTCAACTGTTACATTCTCATCAGAGATATAAATATAGTCTTTAGAGAAGTGGTCAGAAGATATTACATTATCACATAGAGTGCCAATAGCATATTCAAGCATTGGCATATATTTACAAACCATATCGATTTCAGCATCAAATAGTCGTAAACTTCTATTGTTGAAGAAAGAGTTATATATACCACCATCTGCAGTTAGAGAGTTAAATACTTCTTCAAATCCATCAGCTACTTTAGGATCATTTTGATATTCTAATGATTTAGCATACAGTGTACTAAGAGAACTTAGACCTGTAGAATAGTTAATATCATTAACAATCCGACCCATGGAGTTGTTGATTTTATTTGAAATATTTTCTAATTCACTATCTGCATCTGGAGGAGTAAAAAACGTACGTTTATAAAAGTTAGAAAGATTTTTTATTAAGGAATTACCAGCGTTAGTGGCATTCTTATCTTTTTTATCTTCAGCCATTATCGTTCCTCCTTTGAATTATTTAAATGTTTTTATGATACCTAATAAACAGAAATGGCTATAGAGTTAGACTCTATAGCCGATTATTACTGTTTATAAATACATAAATGATTGTTGGATGATAATATTTTTAGGTTTATATATATTCATTCTAATAACTTTAGTTGTACCATCTGTATAAAGATTTACATTTACTTTATCAGACTTAGTTGTAGGTAAAGCCGTCTTAGGAATCCAGAATCCTACGTTATTTATATATAAACACATAGCCCCTAAAGAAGCTGGAGCTGACTGAAGTGCCTGATAATCCTGATGCTCATTATAGTTTTCTACATTTCCAATTAAATTAGAATCTATCTCTAATGAAAGAAATCTACTATTAGCATTTCTAATATAATCTACATCCATAGATTCACATGTAATAGATGCTGAAGAATTTAGTTTTGCTAAATTCTTCATTTCTAATACATTAAACATAATTCCATTACAATATTCTGGCAATTCTACCTGTAATCCAATAATACGTTGAATATATGAATTATCAGGTCCTATACCTAGAATTGAATATGGTTGAGTTGCATCATAAATAATTCTATCACATTTAAGAACTTTACTTATTGATAATAAACTATTAATATCATCAATAGATAAATTAAAGTATCTAATCATTTTTACCCCCAGGGATATTACGTTCACCATACATTGCAGGAATACATCCGAATCCATTATCTGTAATTGCAGGAATCAATTCTTTATATTCTACAACTTCAGGTTCACTTAAGATACCATTTTTATATACTTTGAAATCTAATCTTGGTTTAATTCTACCAGATGAATAGATTGCTTTAACTTCTTTTACAAGTTCATTGAATTCTGGCAATCCAAACCATCTACTACCAATAGTTAGATAGTCTTGAGTTACCATATCTTCTACAAATGCAGAACTCGCATCTTTATCATCACCAAATTCAATCTTACCGATTTCAGATGGAGAACTTAAGTTAAATTCACGGTTAATACTTGGATATAGTGAGCTAAAGTCAAAGTCTACTAAGTTATCACATAAGAAAACTGGTACACCATTGATCTTTAATTTAGCTGAATCATTCACCAAGTTAGGATCCGCAACAAAAGCACCGTCAAACTTTTCAGTTGGCTTTTCTTTTGTTTTATTAATATTATTACCAACAACTAATCCTAAGTTATAATAGAAATCTTGTTGTTTATTTCTTAGATATATTGTTTGTCTATGAACTTTAGAGAATCTTGTATTATTCAAAACACTTGAGTTATAAATATAACCAATATCATCTGTCGATTCTTCAATACATACTTGGACTAAAACGTCGACGATATTATAGAATATAAATGTCTTGAAATCTAAGAATGGTAATTTAGCTAAATCTGTAGTGATATGATGATAATCTAATTTCTTCACACCACAAATTTGAGCTCCGATATCATTCAATTTAAATGATGCAAATGCCGATTGACCTTTACGCCGAGATGCAAATTGAATCATTTGATCTAAATATACTGTATAAGAACTAATATACGCATAGTCCCCACGTTCAGCATAGTTATTTTCCATTCTAGTATCAATGAAATACTCAGCTTTAGGATTCATTCTAAAGTCTGGATGACACATGATACTTTCAGGAGTATATCCTAACTTCTTGATACGTTCAATAATATATGGAATATCGAAGGCCATGTTCCATGCCATTAAGAAGTCTGGTTGTTCTGTGTTAATTTGTTTGAATAAAGACGCAATCAAATGTGTTTCTTCATCAAAGAATTTTATATTAAATTTTATACCATAAATATTGAATTTACGTTGACGATCTTCTCCGCCAATTGCAAACTCAATAAGTTCTCTTAATTCATTCTCTATTTGACCAGTAGCTACATTATTTTCAAATTCTTGAACTAATGGATTTCTAGGATCTCTTAGAACGTAAGTATTAATTGCTCCATTTGAAATATATGTAACTGCATTAATTGGAGCTTCGCCTGGTTCTGGGAAATCTCCAACTATATTGGAGATATCAACTTCAATATCCAGATATGCTTTGGTTGTAGAATGAATATCATTCTTAAAGATTCTATTAAACCAGAATCTATAATGGTCTTCAATATTTTGGTCAGAGAAGAATACTTGATTCAAAGTATGTAACTTTGCATTCTCTCTATATTGACCACTACTAATATTATTAGTATAGAATCTAAGATTATTAGTCTTTTCAGCTATACATTTTTCTAATTGTCTATTTGTACATTGTACAGGTTCGACTTCTTCAATAGGAAGATAGTCGTGATGATAAGAAAGATTCTGATCTTTAGCTAAATACCAAATATATTCAGGATCTTCTATTTCACATAAGTATTTTTTTCCAGTATTATTATCTTTTGCTACCATACTAATACTAGGAGTAGACCAACGTCCATTATCCTGTTTAGCTCCTTTAGCAAAGAAAGTTTGTAATATAGTTAAGTCATAATCTTGTGGAAACTGATTAAAAATATTAAGAGTATTCATTATATTTCTCCTTATAACATTCCCAGTTATACCTAATATAATGTAATTAGGCTAGTATTTATCTAATTTATGCCTATTTTGAGCCATATAGGTTATAATACCTAGAACTATCTAATAATGATTATCTAGGAGGTCTATTATGCAATATACTGAAGCTATTGTCTCTGGTAATGCAGTTTTAGAAGAACCAAAAGTTGATCTAAGTATGAAATCAGTCTTTGGTAAACTAAAATCTGGCAAAACAGAGTCTATCGTAAAACCTATGCCAGTAGAGGACGAAAATACTTTAATTAAACCACGTAGACGTGGCCGTCCACCTAAAAAAAATAGAGATATAGATTCTCCTGAAGGAGAAGCTTCTGAATTGGTAACAAATGTACCATATGCAGAATCCTATGAAGAAACTAATGGTATGCTTAAAGGTATGATCATGCAAATCGAAGGATTGCAAGGTGAACTTAAGCAAGAATTTAATGATATTCGTCTTTCTAAGATGAGAGGCAAATATCAATACCTTACTGATATTTCCACAACCATTTCTTCTCTATCTAGTACTAAATTATCGGCAATTAAAGAACTTAACTCTGTTATTTCTAAATGCCATGATATGGAACTTAAACGTACTAAAGAACTTAAGATTGATGCCACTGGTAATGATGATGCAGCTGTTATGAGCTTGTATGAAAACATCATCAATACTCCTCGTCAACAACTTGAAGCTGGATTTATGCCACCAAGATTAGAAACAGGAGATATTCCATTGATGGTTCAACCTCAAGGCGGTATGGATATATTCCAACCAGCTGTTACAAGTGAACAATTCACTCCTGAACAAAATCGTATGATCGCTGAGTCTAATCCAGATATCAAGACTGTAGTCGTCTATGACACTAAGACAGAATATCGTGAATTCGTGGCAATGAATGTTAAGACTGGTCAAGTAGTACAAAATATTAGTCTACCTGATCCATTCTTATTAGAAGATATGAATCTAAACTTCCAAACTGGGGTTGCTCGTAATTCAAATCTTAATATGAACTTCCCATTAGCAGTAAGAGAAAATGGAATCATTTCTCTAGTTGAATCTAAATATTAAAAAAAATAAAGAAGTATTCCCAGAAGAGTTTAAAACTCTTCTGGGATATTTTTCTTAATATAGTTCATTAATGAAATCTAATACTTCTTGATGGCTGCCAGCTTCGACTACTTTAATACGTTCTCCAGGATTATCTTTATCATTTAAAGACTTAACTTGAATAATGATATTAGTATAGTTTGCAGTAATTACAATTGTCTTATCTGGAAGTTCAATTCTAATTACTGTACGTTCTGCTAATCCATCTTTTACATAGATTCTAGCACAGGAATCATAATATGTGAAAATAATCTTATAAACAAATTTCATAAAATTATCATTCTTATCCATATATAGATCCATAGCATAGATTACATCTATTTCTGATTTGATATTATGGAATACAATATTTGAATCCATATAGAATGCTAAAGGATTATTATTTTCATCAACTGCAAAATTAACAATACCTTTAAGTGAATTCATATAGGTTAATATATTGCAATCTTTATAATGGCCAGTTGTCTGTAAAGCATAACCATAAGAATTTAGTAAGTTATTTACATCAATTTTAGTAAGCATAAAATTACCCCACAATCAATAGTATTTCGTATTAATATGTGGACTTATTGGTTAAATCCTATGGACTCTAAATAAGAAATCATTTCATCTTTAGTCAGATCTTTAACCCAAGTAGATAGATGATTAAAATCAAATAAGCCATTATCAGTATGATATACATTACATACAGTACCATCTGGTTTATAGAATAGTAGACTGCCAAACATAGATTTTATTACGCTATCGTATATTACTGTAGCTTTAAGATTACACTTTTCTACTATATCTAATAGCTCAGAATCATAAAAGCTTGTTTGAATAACCATTGCTTTTTGTATACCAATACCAAAAAGCATCTTATTTTTCTTAGTCTTAATATATGATGGAACTCCTAAGTTTTTCCATTCAATCAATACATGATGATTCTGAACTGTAACTTTAATATTTCTATCCAGAATGATGAATGGCAATCCATTCTCAGGATCATGTCTATCTATTTCATATCTAGATTTAAATATATTTATTATATCTTCTAGTACCATAATAACCTCCAAAGATAAAAAATAAGAAATATGGAGAAGGGATTAAATCCCTTCTCCAATAAATCTTATTAATGCATTACACTTTTGATTATATTGATATATTCATTCAATATATCTTTTCCATTATCGGATAATGAATTTAAAGTATCTGGTGTCATATAATTATTTAAGATCAATAGCATGAATTGTTCAGATCCAGGTGTTATTGTTAGTATAATAATAGATATTACAAATACCATCACTATACCCAATCTAATCTTTTTACCATGATCGTAATTATATTTCGTAACCACATCAATATCTTGGTTACCAGATTTTTTCTCATAATCCATATAAACTACCATGTGGAATAGAAATAGCAACATACTTAAAATCATAAGTAACCAGGCTAGCCCAATTACTTTATCTAATATGATATATAAGTATATTACTTCATTAGGGATAATAGGATTCATAATTATCACCTAATTATTTAGTAGTAACTGTACCATATTGATCACGATTGGATTCGTTGTTTACACGTACACGTTCAACTTTATGCAAATCAGCATCTTCACCACTGATACGATCTACATGGAAACGCATACCTGCTTTAATTTGATCCAATTCAGGTTTGAATTCACGAATAGCGTCAGCCATTTCTTGATTAATAGCTGCACCATTTTGAACAGCACGATCTAACATAGCTGCAAATTCATAGCGCGTCATTAAACGATCACCCTTGAATTGACCATCTTCGTAACCATCAATATAGCCACGTTGTGCTAAATCATTAACCAAAGTATAAGCCCAATGATTTTCTGGAACATCTGGGAACACAGTATCTTTCACTTTATCGTTGTTCCCAAGAAGCATATTCACTAACATTTCGATCTTCTTATTTTGAGCTTCAATAGTTGCTTTCATGTCTTGCATTTCACGAGCCATTGCTACACGACTATTGGAAACTAATTTATCAGAATGACCGAATTTAATGGATACGCCAGCATTTACCATATTTTCAGAACCGATTGTAGCACCAACGGAGAACATGGTATTTTCATTAGGACGATAGAATGCACCAAGAGCTGCTGCATTTTCACCTTTATAGTTACCATAACCAGCTGCCACAGACCATTTATCATCTGGATTGAAGTCTTGTGGATGCAATGCCGCTAAAGCTGCTGCACTTGCGCCAACTTTATTAACACGTTCATCTAATTTGGCTACACGGTTAGTCAAACCATCATAACGATTGTTAATATTATTAACTACAGTATTAAGTTGACCGCCATTAATCGCATCTTTAGAATCAGCTGCAATTTTGCCATCAGCTACATTAGTGATTTTATTACCACCATTGTTTAGACCTTTGTCATCTAAGGAAACATTACCAAATTTAACTTTATCTACAGATACTTTGTAATCAGTACCACCGGCTGCATTTGTGCTTGTAGTTACAGTTACATTATTACCTGCAGTAACGCTAGTATGTTTCTTAGCTTCAGCTATAGCATTGTTAGCTAAAGTTGTATTGTTTTGAATCAAAGTATCATGTTCGTTAACAATACCACCAAGTTCACCAATACCACCAGCTAATGCTTTGATATTTTGATTTACTTTATGTAATTGGCTACCATTAACTGCATCTTTAGAACCAGCTGCAATTTTACCATCAGCTACATTAGTAACTTTTTGATCGTTTGCATTAATACCATCTTTAGATACATAAGTTTTACCAGCTACAGAAAGACCTTTATTATCAATCTTAGTATCGCCAGTTGTTACGCTGTTCAATTTAAGATCTTTATTAACGTCTACTGTGTAAGTTTTATCACCAGTATCGTTTGTTTTGCTAGTAACTGTTACATTATTGCTACCAGCTTCAAGACCAGTTGCCTTAGCATTAACTTTCTTAATAGCCGCATCGATAGTAGATTCACCAGTACCACCAATATTGTTAGTAGTGATATTACCATTTTGATCTACTGTTGCATTACCACCAATTACATTCTTAGTACTATTAGCTACATTAGATACATTTTGAGCCACAGCATATAATTGGCTACCATTAACTGCATCAGTGGAATCTGCAGATACTTTGCCAGCTGCTACATTGATTAATTGACGTTCGCCACCAACAGAACCAATGCTCATAACACCATTAGCTACAGAACCGTTACCAGCGAAGTTGCCATACTTCAAACCATTGATTTCGGCTTCTTCTTCAGCTGTAGCTGCACGATCAGTGGATTTATTACCAACTACAACACTATTGGCTTGAGTTGTAGCGATTTCATTTCCTAATACATGTGTATTGGCTTGGGCCACTGTATTACCTACACCAAACGCACTAGATTTAATACCAGTAACTGCATTGCCGGCACCAACTGCAACTGCATTAACTGCACCCGCATTGGAGTTATTACCAATAGCTACTGCACTTTCTTCAGCTCGTGCATTATAACCAACTGCTACGGAACGATTACCTTTTGCTTGAGCATCATTACCATATGCAGTAGAGAAGTTACCTTTAGCTAATGCATTAAAACCAGTAGCTGTACTGGATACACCATTAGCTTTAGCACTATTACCTACAGCTGTTGCGAAATCAGCAGTAGCTTTAGCGGAAGAACCAAGCGCATTGGAATTACGACCAGCGGATTCAGAACCATGACCAATTGCTGTAGCATTTTCACCACTTGCTACTGCATTTTGACCTAAAGCATTTGTGTTATTAGCACTCGCTACAGAATCACGACCAAGAGCTAAGGAATCTTTACCAGTTGCACTAGCATATTTACCCATAGCAATATTACCATCACCAATGGCTTGTGTTTTATAACCAAATGCGAAAGCGTTATCGCCTTGAGCTGTGGAGCCATTACCACCTACAAAAGCAGCTTCGCCATTGGAGGTGTTATTTGTACCAATAGCAGTACCGAAGTCTTTGTTTACAGTGTTATTTTCACCAGTTGCAAAGGAACTTACGCCTGCCACTGTATTAAAATTACCTAATGCTGTGGCATTGCCACCATATACGACATTGTTGTCTCCTGCAGTGAAGCTATGCAATCCGATAGCTTTATTTTTGTTACCGAATGCCACGGAGCCATTTCCGATAGCTTTAGATTGGTTGCCAGCAGCAAAGCTCCAACCGCCTTTAGCTTCAGTTAAGTATCCTGTAGCTGTAGCAAAATCTGCAGTTGCTTTAGTTTGATTACCAAGAGCAACAGAATTTAATTTAGTGGCTTCATTTGCATAACCATAAGCGATAGAACCTTCACCACTAGCTTTAGATAATTGACCACCAACAAATGCTTCATTCGCAGTTGCTTTATTATTCATACCTACCACTAGTGTATTATTAGCAGTAGCTTTGTTAAGATATCCACCAACTACATTGCTAGTTCCGTTAGTTGCATTCTTATAACCAGATGTAATATTGTAAGATCCATCTACATTGTTAGTGTTGCCACTAACATTGTTAGCCAACCCTGCTACTGTATTATTTTGACCAGTAACATCAGAGTTATCAGAACTTACTACGTTTTTGATACCATTAACTACAGAGTTGTTGCCTGTAATTTTATTAGCATAACCACCAGCTAATACACTGGATGCTACAACAGTATTGTTATCGCCGATAACCAATGCGGATCCATTGCCCGCTGTATTTTTGTTTACTTCATTTAAAGTACCAGCAACGATACTGTTTTGAGAGTTTACAGTATTACTGTAGCCACCAGCAAATGCACTGGATCCAGCTACTACATTATTTTTACCAAATGCTGCTGCATCTGTACCTGTAACAACATTAGATGCGTATGCGCCCATAGAAACTGTAGAAAGTACTGCTGCTGTTAAGATTAAAGTTTTGTTAGTTTTCATTTTAAATTCTCCTTAA